TTCCTTATGCCGTCGACGTGAATCCTGCCGAAGTCGATGAACCTTCCGAAGGCGAGCATTATGAGGATCGAGAGCTTGTGCGCGGCGTCTACGCCGTCTACGTCGAAGGACGGGTCGGCCTCGGCGTAGCCTTCCTCCTGGGCTTCCTTGAGGACGTCGCCGAATTCGGAGCCCTCGTCTGTCATTCTCGAAAGTATGTAGTTCGAAGTGCCGTTTATTATTCCGTGTATAGAGATTATGTTGTTGGCGGCGAAGCTCTCCTGGGTGGATTTGATTATCGGTATGCCGCCGCCCACGCTGGCTTCGAATCCTACCTCGACTCCGTTTTCGGCGGCAGTGCCGAAGATCTCTTTCCCATAATGAGCCAGGAGCGCCTTGTTGGCGGTGACGACGTGTTTTTTCTTCCTGAGCGCGGAGAGGACAAGGTCTTTGGCGATTGTCGTTCCGCCTATGAGCTCGATGATTATATCTATCGAGGGATCGTTTATAAGTTCCCCGGCGTCGCGGATTATTTTGCCCCTGGGTATCCTGACCGGCCTTTTCCTGTCCGGGTCTATGTCGGCTATTTTCTTGAGGTTAAGGGTTATTCCGGTCCTCTTTTTTATGATCTCTTTATTCTGGTCGAGGACCTTTATAACACCGCATCCGACTGTGCCTGCGCCTATGAGGCCGACGTTTACAACGCTCATGAAACTGTCTCCTTATTTTTGTCCCTGGGGCTTCAGGCCAGAAATTATACATTAGAATTTTTTATATACCATAACCGGCCTAAAACGTTGAAGTAATTACTGTGGAAATCGTAGAAAAATCAGATTGCTACAATTTTGCTACAGAAATTTATAAATTATCGAGAGCCAGTGCCGCCTTCTGGGCCTCTTCTGTCGAGTGTATATAAATCCGGGTAGTCAGGATGTTTTTGTGTCCAAGGACGTATTGCACTTCTTCTAGAGACTTGCCTGCCCGAAGCATTCTGGTTGCTGCAGTGTGGCGCAAGCAATGAAACGAGCCACGTTGTAGCCCTGCGCGTTCGCGCGTCTTTTTAAACATGGTCGAGACGAGTCCCGGATTTCCATACCGATCACCATTTCTGTTTCTCAGCGGGTATCCATCGGGGGTTTCTTTGAGTAGTCTGTCCATTTGCTCCATTCCGTCGGGGCCAAGTCCAACATATCTGCCCCTGAGCGTCTTGGATGGAGGGATCCATATATTTTGGTTTGCATGGCTCACGTGCGATTCGTGACACTTCCAGAGCTCGACCTCTCTAGCGCTCGTTTTGAGAGCGAGGTTTATCCATGGCAAAAAGTGCGGCAGAGCAGCATCTCTGAGCGCCAATATCTCTTCGTCACTGTAAATTACCCGCTCTTCCTGGTTCTCTTTCTTGATTGTTATCCAGCCCGAAACTGCCACCGGATTGACCGACGATTCTTCCCGAAGATGCCATACATGTTTTACGTCCTCGAAGAATTTATGAAGGAAAGATAAGTAAGTGTTGATTGTCGTGTCTCTTTTTGACTCTTTCATCATCTCTTTGAACTTGTCAATGGTGTCAAACTCAATGACACGGACTGAGGTCTCTGGACCAACAAAATCTGTAAATCTGTTCAGGAGATAAAGGTATTCCTTCCAACTATTCAAGTTATTAATCTTTCTGCGATTAACGAACTCCTCGGCGACTTCGCGTATTGGCGCATGGCCCGAGAATTCAACTGAGGGTATTTTGTGGGCGGGAGGTGGTGCATCGTCCCTGTCTCGCTGCCTGAATTCAATGACGTTCGACTTGGGGTACTTCTCTTTCCGCCGGGTGAGGGCTACGAGGATTTTGTCCCGCGCCTCGGCCTTCAGTACTTTGCCGACCTCGCACTTCGAGCTTATCCAGACGTCTTTACTGTCGATCCTGACACGGGCGTAGTAGTATTGCTTCTGGCCCTTTTTGGGCTTGCTCGGTCTTTTGAACAGACGCATATTTTGGAGTCTATCAGCACACGGAGATTTTTAAAAGGGGCGATTTTACCTCTGGTCTTTGCGGGAGGTTAGATACTCATCGACCAGGCGGTTTAAAATCTCGTTCACGCTGGTCCTCTCGCGGATCGCGGCGATGCGAAGCTCTTTATGTTTGTCCTCCAAGAGCCTGAACCCTACTATTTTTACCTTATCCTTCTCGGGAGATGATTTCTCTCTTGCCACAGCCAATATTGTAATTATATTCTGTGTGGATGTCAACATAACAACTTGACAACATCGCAACAGATTGTTATAGTGTTAACATCACAACATTGCGAGGCAGAGAATGATCATGACAATGGAATGCCAAGAAAGAGATAATCACATTATGTCGTCAACATATATGAAGATGGTGCATACGGACATCGTTCGGAAATATCTGTACTTAAAAATTTTTAGTGCATTAGTGCTTCAATTCTAAACGGAGGACTCAATGATTCCCATATCCCTAACGGTTAAAAACTTCCTCAGCTACGGCGACCAGGGGACAACACTCGACTTCAAAACCTTCCGTGTCGCCTGCCTCAACGGCAAGAACGGCCACGGCAAAACAGCCCTCATCGACGCGATAAGCTGGGCGCTATGGGGCCGGTGCCGGGTGCGGAACAAGGATGAGGTTGTCAGGCGCGGCGCTTCCGAGGCCCGCGTCGAGTTCGAATTTGAATCGGAGGGGGTGCAGTACAGAGTTATCCGCACGACGACGCTTAAGCGGAGCGGGTCCCAATCGACGGCGGACCTCCAGATATACGACCGTGAGGCGGACTCTTACAGGCCGCTGGAGACCGGGGCCAAGACACAGGGAGCTATCGAGCGTATTCTGAAAATGGACTACAGCGCATTCATCTGCTCCTCGTTCATCCTTCAGGGTATGGCTGACGAGTTCACGAAACGCACACCTGCCGAGCGGAAGGACGTCCTCGCAGGGATCCTCGAGCTCGAAGACTACGAGTACATCTCCAAGAAGGCCCGCGAGGAGGCAAACTCCCTTACGACCCGCATACAATTCCTCGACGCCGAGCTCGGGAAACTCCCATCCTTCGACGAGACGGAGGACGAGGCGCGGGGGGATATGATAGGGAATCGTGAGCGGGCGGAGATAGCCAAAAACTCCCTCGCAACCCTCACCGCGAATGTCGAGGGGATGATTCAGGAGAAAATGTCCCTCACCGCGAAGCTCGAAAGCTTTTCGGCAATGAGGACGCAGGCGGACCGGCTGGCCGCCGAAGAGGCTGAGCTCGGAAAGAAGACCGAGGCCGCGAGAGATTTTATGTCGGCAGCCGAAACCATCCTCGGGAAAGAGGCTGAGATCGTAAAACGGTTCACGAGATGCGGCGAGCTTGTAGTCGAGAGGGAGAACCTCGATGCACAGTACAAGGCATGGGTTGTCTCCGACAGCCGGGTGAAGGAAATTCAGCGCAAGCTCGACACTTTGACTGCTGAATATGAACACAACCTCAAGACCCTTCAGGAAAAGCAGAAGAAGCAGGAGGCGCTTTACGACTCCCTCCTCGCGGAAGAGGGCGCGGTCTGCCCGACCTGTCAGCAAACCCTTAATGCCGAGAGGCGCGAAATGCTTTTAGAGCAAACAGCACAGGGGCTGGAGGCGATCACGAAGGAGTGCCAGGAGCACCTTGCCCGGAAAGATTCCCCCGATATGGCGAAACTCCGGGACGAGCTCGCGGGCGAATTGTATGCGCTCGGCGAAATCGGCTGGGATTCAACCGAGAAAGAACGGCTCGACGCCGAATACCGCTCCCTCTCGAAAGCTCAGGAAGAGAAAGCTATACTCGACCGGGCGCAGGTGACCGCCGAGCATCATAAAAAATCTATCGCCGAATATGAGGCTCAAGCAACCGACATTCGCGGAAAGCGGACCCTGCTCGCGGCAGAGCTCGCGGGGGTCGAAGCCGTTACGAAAGAGCTTAAAGAAGTGGAACAGAAACTCCACGCAGCGCGGACGGGGCAGGATACGTTGAGCAAGGAGGCCGCCGAGGCCGAGGACAAGGCACGGCAGGCTGAACGCCTCCTCGAAGATATTATCAAATCTGCGGAACGAGCCCAGCAAATCAACATCGAGAAAGAACAATTCGTAAGAGCGCAGAGGGTGAACGTCGAGCTCGCCAGAGCCTACGGAAAGAACGGCTTACAGGCGCTTATAATCGAGCACGTCGTCCCCGACATAGAGGCCGAGGCGAACGAGATACTTGCGAGGCTCACAGAAGGGACCATGAGCCTGTCCCTCGAAATGCTGAAACCGACCCAGAAGGGCGGGGAGAAAGAGACTCTGGAGATTATTATTGCAGATATGTCGGGCATCAGGAGTTACGAGACCTTCTCCGGCGGAGAGGCGTTCAGGATAGACTTTGCCCTCCGCGTAGCTATCTCGAAGTTCATAGCGAACCGCTCCGGGGCGCAGCTCAGGACCCTTGTGATAGACGAGGGATTCGGAACCCAAGATAAAGACGGCCTTGACTATTTCGTTCAGGTGATTAATTCAGTGAAAGATAACTTCGATAAGATAATTGCGATTACGCACGTCGACGACTTGAAGGGCCGCTTTCCTGTTAGAATAGAGGTCACGAAAGACGCGGCAGGCTCGAGACTGGAGGTGATACACTCATGACGCAAATCAAATTCATACATACGAGCGACCTTCACGTAGGTTTCGCGGCGAACGGTCGGTTGAACCCGATAACGAAGCTGAACACGCGGCTCGAAGACGTGATGCGCTCCCTCGATTTCCTCGTCGAGACGGCCATAGAGGAGGACGTGAGGCTCGTGCTCATATCCGGGGATGTATTCCACAGAAGCAATCCAACGCCGGCCGAGCAAACAGAATTCGCCCTCCGCATGGAGCGCCTTACCGGCGCCGGGATCGAAGTCGTAATCATCACCGGGAACCATGACTTTACCCTCGACGGCTCCGGCGTCTCGGCCCTTGAGGTTATCCCCGCCTTGAAACACCCGCGGCTGACGGTCGTCCGGCTTCCCGTCACGTTAAACCGCTGCGGAGCACAGATAGCGTGCCTTCCCTGGATCGGCGGGGCCAGGCTCATTGCGAGGGATGAATTTAAAGACCTATCGCCTGTGGCGCGGAGGGCTGAAATAGAACGAAGACTGGCAGCTATAGTGCGCGGGTTGGCTGAGAATGCGACCCTGGAAGCCGGACCCACGGTCCTCATGGGTCACTTCGCTGTCGCCGGGAGCGTCGCAGCTGGAACTGAATACACCTCGCTCGCGGATACGGAGCCGCAGATTCCACTCTCAGCCCTCGCGGACAGCCGCTTCGCCTACGTCGCCCTCGGGCATATTCACAGACCACAAGACCTCCACGGGGGAATTAACCCCCCGGTCGTTTATGCCGGAAGCATCGAGCGTGTCGATTTCACCGAAGAGGGGCAGAAAAAAGGATTCGTCCTTGGTGAGCTGTTCAGAGGCGAGAATAGATGGACATGCAGATACCGCTATGTCGAGACCCCTGCGCGGAGGTTCATCACCGTCGACCTCGGCGCAGACGGTATGCCCCCTGAGCCACCTGGTGATGAAATAGAAGGTGCTATAGTCAGGCTGAGATTCAACATCGAGACGGCGGACCAGTCGCTCGACGAGCCAGAGTTGCGGAAGATGTACGACAGGGCCTTCTCTGTGAAGATCGAGAAGAATTACGCCTACAAGGACAATAAGCGCGTAGTGCGGGCAGAGGGTATCCTGAAAGGGATTACGCCCGCCTCGGCCCTCGGGCCCTATATCGAGCAGCACCCTGAGCTTGAGCCTCTCCGGGCTGACATGGAAGCGCGGGTATCGGACATACTAGGACAGAAGGAGGCGGCTTAGTGGAGGTAGCAATTTACGGCGTTGTACTTGCTATTATAATCGAATTAGTACAGGGTCCGTACGATATTATCGGCATTCTCCTCTTGCTCGGGGGAATCGTTTTTCTCATATTAAAATACGCCTATACCGGAGGTGATCCACGAAATGGGCAGAGCGATTGATTTAACCGGGAAGCGGTTTGCGAGACTGATTGTTGTTAAGCGGGTAGACTCGTACCGGGATTGTAGCGGCAGGGCGATACGCCAGTATTTATGTAGATGCGATTGTGGTAATGAAATAATAGCATCCACTGGAAGCTTGACCAACGGATATACCCGTTCATGCAAGTGTCTTAAAAGGGAGAATATTATTAGACAATCCCACAAGCACGGACATAGTGTGCGTAACAAGCGAACTTCAACATACGACATATGGGCAGGGATGATTGCCCGTTGCTCTAACCCCAACCATATTGGCTACAAGCGCTACGGCGGGAGGGGCATAACCGTCTGTGAGCGCTGGAAGGGCGAGCATGGTTTTGAAAACTTTCTTGCCGATATGGGCGAGCGTCCGAGAGGGAAATCTCTTGATCGTTATCCCGACAACGATGGCAACTACGAGCCGGGGAACTGTAGGTGGGCGACCTTACCCGAACAAAACAGCAACCAGCGCACAAATACTCTCGTTCCGCTTGGAAACCGGAAGGTCTCTATGGCGGAATTCTGTCGTATTCACAAAGTCCCGTATCGGAAATTTCAAACCCTTTACGTTAAGAGAAAAAAGAGCGCGCAGGAAGCCTTGGCGGCCCTGTCTCATCTGCCCCCGTATGAGAATATTCAACCATATTGAACGCACGGCCCTTCCTGGGCGAAGGCGGGGGCGGAGAAGAGTAGTAATAACAGGAGGATATGTTTCATGATGGCTGGTTGAGTGTGTTTAGCAGGTTATCATAATATTGGCGAATCTCTTTCTGGTTCGCGCCGCCGAAAATAATTGGATACGGTACGCCGTTCTCAGGCTTAACCTGAAAGATTAAAAAGCTCTTCCAGCGCTTTCGGCCTCCAAGCATAGCCCCGCCAATCAAACCCAAAGGCCCGAGAGCGAGTCCGCCGACTACACCCCAAAGCGCGGTTTTCCCGAGACTCCGTCCTGATTCATCGGTGATGTCAATCGACTGAATATCCTTCAGATTAATCTCTTTCTTCTCGATTACTTTCTCTTTCTTCGGGATTGCCATAGGGTTGGAAGTATCCGGGACTTCCATCAGGAATTCGCCCTCGAAGATTAACTTGCCGCCTTCGCGTTCAATTACAATAGGAAGGCCTTCTTTGAACCCGAGACCCGTCAGGTGGTTAATTCTCGGCCTCGAATCTTGCAAGGCCGGGTCCGGCACGATTGAAATAGGCTTATTGTCTCCGAATTTCATTGAATATCCCTCCTCTTAAAGCCGTTTCGCATGAGTCGTATACTGGTCTATGACGCTCTTTATAATCATATCTTTCGTGATTGCGTAAATAAAGTATCCAGCTTCGGTGTCAAGGGCTATTTTGTGTTCCAGCCCGGAAACCGGGTCGATTACGTAAAACCGGCCCAGAAGCTGAATATCGTTGTAGAGCACTGTTGCCGCATAAGTAAGCTCAATCTCGCCGTCCCGGTAAATCTGTAGAATCGCGACCTCTGTTTCGTCGAAGGCTTTGATTATTTCGGTCTTTCGCCCGGCTTCCCAAAAGACAGGCTCCAGTTCTTCATAGGCCGGCACAACGATTTTTTTTAGGAAATTGACTGCCTCCGCTCTCATCTGGTCCGAGGCCTCGACGGCTTTATTGTGTGCGGCATCTATCATAATAAGCGAAGCCTTTAGCTTTTCCTTCCAATCGCCTGTAGACATAAATATCCCCCTTTGGTAAAATTTATATTATGAGTGAAATCGTAGCCCTCAAAAAAGACATCGAGGACCTAAAAAAGCAGGTAGAGTATCTTTCTGGCAAAGTCGAATACCTCTCCTTCTGGAACGGCATCTTCGTCAAGCGCAGCCTCAAGGCAGCGGATGAAAGGGCTGCTGCAATGCGGGTAAAGCAGAGCATTCCCGGAGCCCACCCGGAAGTTTAGCCCTCACTACTTCTGCAATCCTTCACAGCAAATCCTCCCCCTCGCGGCGGTCGTAGGTGAGGTTGAGGATTCATTCAAGGGAACGGAAGTTCTCCACATGCTTCACATTCGGCGGCACAGTCATAAGCGCCGCATATCCTTCGCGGAGTAGAATCTCATTTAACATCTCCCCGCCTGGCAAGTAGACATAAGCCAAAACCCGTTGATAGCGGTCGTACGTCTGGACATCGAGCTCGAGTCTGACTACGGTCCCGGCCGAGATAATGCTCTCGACATACTCTTTCGCCTCGATGCCTTCCGGCGTAGGAAGCTCGGGCGTGTCCTTCCAATGAGCCTGACACGATGGTCCTTGCCGGCCGCATTGCAGATGAAAGTATCGCCGTCGACGACGCGGGAGACTGCGCAAGGGCCTTCCTGGGCCAAGGCGGGGGAGCTTATGATGAACAGGAGGAGGGCTAAGCTTTTCATGAAACTCAGTCGAGCTGTAAGCCGTATTTGCCGAAGGTGCCTATCTCTTTATTCGTATACCCATCTCGAAGAATGAGGATATTCGCTTGCGGGTCTTGCTCCAGAAAATACGCCAGCACTATACTCACAATAGCTTGTTTGTCGTCGAAGGTGAGGGCATAGAAGCCTCTTCCAACAAAAGCGCGGGGAAGGTCGGCGGGCTTCTCCACCTTTATGAGAATACCATCCGCAATCATCTGATTGATAAGCGACAATCGTTTCTCTTGATCTGTCTGCTCGGACTCATCCTTCTGTGCGCTGGCAGGCCCTCCGGTGATTTCCTGTGTTATTTTATATCTGACTGTTTTCTGGCCGTATTTTTCAACGACTATATCTCCGCTTAGGTTCTGCCCATTTTCCCCAAAAGCTTCTCTAATCTCATCAGACTGCAATCCCAGCATCGGAGTAACGATTTCGATTTCATACATGCCATTCGGAATAGGATTGCCCCGATCGGTAAATTCCCCCGCGGTGAAATGTCCGTCATCGACGGTCGTTTTTGTTTGTGCAGAGTACCCATTCTGAGTATTCCTCACCGTGATCATCAGGCTCGCCTTGTTCGGTAGGGTAGTTTCACCGACAACGCGAAGGCCCCCGGCTCCTGTTCGTTCCGCCTTAGCGGCGATGGTGACATTGATTTCTTTAGCAATAGTGGGAATGCAAATCATTAATAAAAAAACAATCAATACTGAAATAAACAAATATCCCCTCATGATTAAATCCTCCTTTAAATTAAACGTAAGTATTTATCAAATTTCCGACAACCCGGCCCAAGACCCAATCCGGGTTGAAGGCACCCCAGGCTATTTTACGTGTTCTATATTGCTTGTTGACAGGTTCGAGAAAAAGGGCGTCCGGTTCGGTATGTACCAGGCGGATAATGTATCCCGAGTAGGGAATCTTAAAGCAGTAAATGCCTTTGTCGCATAATTTGTTCTGCGGGGTCGGGTCCACGAGGACATAGGTCTTGTCCATGATCCACTTCTCCATGGAGTCCCCATCAACTTTAAAAACAATTAGATTGGGCTTGTAAAGTTTCTTCGGGATAATTATAGACCCTACGGGTTCGTAGCCCGCCTCTTCCCTTTCGGGCCCCGCACCAGCAACTTCATAGGCGGTAATTTTAAGATTGTCTTCATCGACATCGGTAACAACAGGATTAATGTCCATCATGGGTAAATCTCCCTCGAATATCTCACCCGTTGCCCGCTCCCACAACTCCTCGGCCGACATTTTCCCCTCTCTGGCTATTCTCATTAGAATAGATAGACTCGGAAATTCTGAACCCTTTATGTATTTCGATATCTGACTTTGGGTAGCCCCTACTACTTTTCCGAAGTCGGTTTGATTCCTATCCCCCATTATTTCCTCTATAATTTGCCCTAGATTGTTGCGTATCTGTTCCATTGAAATAAATTTATTCGAGTACGAATAAAATCCCTTGACATATTATTCTAATTAGAATATCCTATTAATAACGTTATGACATACACAAAACAAATATTATTCATTGTGGCGCAAATTACAAGGGTTACAGGTGATTTATGCAGTCGTTAGAAGACTCGAGAGTAACCAGCGATTTAACTCAGGCAATGCACAAAGAGCAGACGACCCCTGCCCTTTATTTTCGCCTCAAGGTAAAAGAGGGGCATAGGTGGTCAAACGCCACCTATCGGGCTCAAATCTCGGGCGACACGTTTAACGAGCCAATAATCACGGAGCTCATCCGGGACGGGTACGCGATACCCCTGATTCAGCAGCTCATTAAGAAGGACAATTACAATCACGAGCGCATACAGGCGATCAAGGCGAAGGTCGAGGCCGAGAAGGCTAAGTCGGAGGAGGCAGGAAATGGCTAAAGAGAACCAAAATCCAGAGGTAAAGAAGTTATCGCCGAAGGAATTGACAGACCTCGCCGGGCGGCTAGCTCAGGAGATTTATGAGAATGTGCCGGACGAAGGTCAACGCATAGCGGTCATAAACACGATCGCCATGACAAACGTATCTCACGCTGTGCGGTTGCGCGAATGGCCGTAGAAAAAATTAATCACCAAACGCCGGCAATCTTGCGGTCGGAGTTGTTTTTAAAGGTGCTAACCATGAAAGTGAGAATATTCACAAATAGTTCCTTATCGTTAGCTGACAAGTTCTTTGAGGATGCCGAGTCCATATCTTTAGGATTCCGCACCGCCGCGAAGACTGTCGCTGCCGCATTCATAAGTCCAATTTTCTCGTTCTCATTCATTTCTAACTGCCTCCTGAAGGTTGGTTTTGTCTGGGGGGACAATCCACAATATAACCGGAGGCAGTGCATTAATAAATTAACGACGGAGGTTTCACATGGCTGAACCCGCTTGCATCTGCCGCCCATTAGCCCCAAACGGTCCCGAGTCGGCGTACATCGCCCAGCAAGAGCATTGCACCGTGCATGGGGATCCGCAGCCCGAGTTCAGCGTCATGCTCTACGGGCAGCAGTACGACTTCTACACCGTGAAGAATTTCGCGCTCAAGATAAAGCGCTCTGTCTCAAAGCTGAACCATCTCCCCAACCATCCAGCGAGGATGAAGGACGAGGGACGGCCTCTCTGGTGCTACCAGCTCTACATCCAGAACCTGTTCCCCAAGGGGTACGTGTTCAAGACACCCGGAGGGGTGCCAGTTCAAAATCGGAAACTGACGGCAAAGGATTTCGAGGGGTACGTAATACAGGCGAACGGAGGAAGTAAATGACAAGAGCACTAAGCATAGTGTCGTATCTGATTTTAGCCTTCGGGTTCCTGTACATCAGTTGGCACCTGGGACGCTCATTCGAAAGAGGCGAGCTCAATACGGTGTTGAGAATCCCCGGACACGAGTACGTATCGATCATCAACGAGGATAACGAAGAGAAATGAAAAGTATCAGAGTACCAACCAGACGGAACGGGGGAGGGGGCGGCATATTACGTACCATTACCTCCTTTGAGACCCCTCCCCCTGTTATCTGCGGGCCTGTCGCGATTATCCCGGTACAGAAGGGCTTCTTCGCGCTTGTGGACGTAGAGGACGCAGAGCTCGCCAGCGGCTATAACTGGAGGCTCGAAATCCGCGAGGGTGGGAACCAGTACGCATACAGCAGGGCGAAGAGAGGCGAGGGCGCCATATGATAGGGCAAAAATTCGGAAGATTAACTGTGATAGGGGAGGGGCTGGCAGCTCTTTGTCCATCCGGAACACGCCAGCGCCGAATGATTTGTCGGTGTGATTGCGGAACAGAAAAGGTTATTCGCCTAATCCACCTTCGCAGCGGCAAAATTCGCTCCTGCGGGTGCCTGAGACCCGCCCGCAAGCTTGCCATAGGAGGGCGCTTTGGGCGCTTGGTCGTTCTGGAAGAATCCGAGTCCCGGAAGTTCGCATGTGGGGCGACTCGCAAACAATATCTTTGTCAATGTGATTGCGGAAATAAAAAAATTATTGATAGTGGCAACTTGAAAGGTGGGGACACTAAATCCTGCGGATGTCTTCATAGAGAACTACGCATACAGCGCAATGTGCCAAAGCATGGACATGCAAGCGGCAATGTCATTACGGGCACATATACGACATGGCGCAATATGAAGGCGCGTTGCGCAAATCCAAAAGATCGAAGATTCAAAGACTACGGCGGCCGGGGAATTTCGGTCTGCGACCGGTGGTTGGAGTCTTTCGAGAACTTTCTTGCCGATATGGGGGAAAGGCCGGACGGATTAACCCTTGAACGGGTTGATAATGATGGCAACTACGAACCGGGTAACTGTAAGTGGGCTACGCGGAAAGAACAAAATAACAACTCTCGAAATATCGTACGTGTTCCATATGGTCAGAAAGGAATGTCTATGGCCGAATTCGCAAGAATGCACGGCATTCCATATGCCAAATTCAAATACTGCTACAGAGTGAAAAAGCTGACGTTGGAACAAATTCTTAGTGCCGAAAAACCCGGCTCCGAAACGAGCACTTCACAACTGCCCAAACAGCCTTCTTCCTCTGAAAGAAAAGGCCCGGGGCCGGGATTTAAAAAGAAACATCACAAAGATTTCGCGTGTTTGAACGTAATAGAAACCAATAACCAGCAGGAGGGGATTCATGGAACAGGCAATTCAAATTGAAGAGTTAACGACGGCTGAGAAGTTAGACAGGCTCTACGCACTGCAAATCGAAAGGGCTGACGCCGCGAAGGATATCGACGCCCAGATAACGATGCTCTCGGAGGAGCGGAGGCGCAGAACCGGGTCCGTCGACATCGAGATCGAGAGGCTCGAAGGAGAGGTCAAGGAAGAGTGCATGGCTAAGGGCGAAACTGTCAAGGGCCGATTCCTCCAGGTGGTCTACACGAAGGGCAAGACCATCCTGGACATAGAGACCTTCAAGCAAGCGCATCCGGCGCTGTTCGACACCTACTCAAAGATATCGAAGGCGAGCGCAAGCATCAGGGCGATGGTAGTCGGGAAATGAAGAGCATGAAACTAAATCCACAAGGAGGGATACCTTGAAGCAGCTAGTAAAGCAAGAGCCACGCGGCAGCAACCACATGGCTCCCAAGACAAATTCCATCTTCCCTCATTATACCGATTCGGCGGTTTTTATCAAGGAAGTTGAAACCGAAAGGGTCATAACGAGGGAGCGGACGTACACCATGTTGAGGCCGGTCTGCCAACACTGTGGAGAGACGATGGAACGGGCGATTGTGACGACGCCCAGTGGCAATAGGGGCATGTTCTGGGCATGCGGGAATGTGGAGTGCCCCAGTCACGATCCCGCTCCGGGAGCGGCTATCCCGCTTCCCGCAGAGGGGAAAACAATAATCGACGTCGAACCAATTCGGAGGGCGGCCTAAATGACCAGACAGCAAATAGCAACGAGAGAGAATGGCGCGGCTCCCGCCCTCGCACAGGGTCACAGCCCTGCCGTCCTGGCTGAGTACAAAGCGGACGCCCTGCGTCGGCTTTGTCCCAATGCGACCGATGCCGAGCTCTGGCTCTTCGGAAAGGTGTGTTTGAGCCAAAACCTGAATCCCTACGTCGGGGATGCATGGATGATTAAGCCCGAAGGCACAGATAAGCGTACCGGAAAGCCGTATCCGGCCTACATAGTGATTCATTTCAGAAAGAGGATTGAGCCCGGCACAAAGCACCCGACCTTTAGGCGCTACGAGTACGGCTTAATTCTCTTGGTTGATGGGAAGCTGGAGCGACGCGTGGGAGAGTTCCATCTCGCCGGGAAAGAAAAAATAGTCGGTGCCTGGACGCACATATGGCGGAAGGACCAACAAGAACCGTTCATTCACGAGATAGCTTTCGAGCCTTGGGCTCGGACTTTCGGGGATGGTGGTTCGCTGATGGGTATGTGGAAAACGAACCCTGCTCACATGATTTGCAAAACTGCCGTCACGCAGGGGTTTTCATTCGTTTTTCCGGGCCTGAACCTTACAAACCTCCCGGAGGACGGCGAGATAACGAAGGTGATGGCAAGCGACGCCGGGGTACAGAGCGAAGCGCCCCTCTTGGCCTCGCAAGACACCGAGCTCGCCCCGGCCCTGGCGGCCGGAGGGCAGGTCGATGATGCAGAAGATGCCGAGATAATCGACGCGGTCGACGAGCACGACGACCCCGAAGAAGTGGAGAAGGAAGACCTTCCTACGCCCGAGCAGGCCCGCGAGGCGGCGCTGGTAAAGCGCCAGAGGAACTTCCATCTGTTCATGAGAGAGAAGGGCTATAAGACTGAGGGAGAGGTCAAGAAACGCCTCTCGGAAGTTCTCGGCGACCCTGTGACGAGCTTAAAAGCGTTCATTGCCGACGACGACAAGTTCCTGAAATGGGCAGAGAAGGAGAAATATCACTTCGAGGACCCGCAGGGCGATTTGTACGGCGGATAAAACGTCTAACCCGGCGCGGGGAGGGGTTTCTCCTGGACGAGAAGCCTTCCCCGCTAACCGGTTCTAAGGAGACGCGATATGTCTCAGAAGCGTTATATAAAAATCGAGAAAAACGGCGCGTTATTCATCCTCGATACACACACAGCGCAGACCATTGAAATTGAGGATGTCTGCGTCTGGTTGAACTACGAGTGGAAAGAGAGGATGAATGAAAGGAATCGTTACGATGCCGAGTGTCAGCGCCACGACGAGACCAAGAAGGAGATGTGGCAGGAGCGGGCAGACCTTGCGCGGAGGGCCACAGCGTGATCATAGAGGGCATAGAGGTTGAGAATAAAGAGAGTGAATTCTATGCCTCGTTTAGGGACAGGAAAACCGGCGTCTACAGCAAACTGCAGGCACGGGGGTACAAGTTCACCCTCCTCGGGGCGACGTGGTTCCTTCACCGAGGGTTCGCCGAGAAAGGGCATAAATGGGGCATCACAGAAGAGAAGAGTGGCGCATGGGCGTCCGGGGGACGGACCAGGGCGATGGCAATACAAAGACTGAGGCTGTGCATCGCTAGGAACTGTCCAGACGAGAGACGGCTTGTGAGAGATATAAAACTCGCAATGAAAGTATATGAGTTAGAGGTAGGGACCAATGCAAACAGCGACAGAACTGTTTCACGATGAACACGCGATGAGTGCCGACGGCAACCCCCAGGTGCGCATAGACCCGGAGGACAACGGATTATACGCCGTATCCATGCCGGACGTGAGCGGAGTATGGCGCAAGGTATGTCTCTCGGCGAGCAGGGAGTCCGCACAGGAATCCGCCGATTTTTACCTCGGCTGGCTACGTGTCAACGGTGGGCAGGACAATGGGAAATAGACCGTAAAAGCATTGAGGAATAATGGGACGTATAAGAACAATCAAACCTGAGTTTTGGAGAAATGAGGGGTTGAGCGTACAGACTGAATCGACGCATATGATGGCGGCGGCCCTAATAAATTACGCTGACGATGAAGGCTATTTCAATGCCAACGAGAAGCTCATCCTCGCAGAATGTTCTCCACTGCGCGAGCCGTCGACGAGTATTCGTCGAACGCTCGACGAACTGTCGCGCATAGGTTATTTGAGGCTCGGGAAAGGCGTTGACGGGCGTGAGTACGGACACATTATAAATTTCAAAGAACACCAACGAGTCGATCGGCCAAAACCGAGCAAAATCAAGAACTTAGCAATCATCTGGGATGAATCGACGAACAATCGACGAACAATCGACGAACAATCGACGCAGGAAGGGAACAGGGAACAGGGAATGGAAGGGAAAGGAATAGGAAGTGGAATGGAGAGAAAAGAAGCGCTTTCGGAAAATCTCGAAAGCGTAAATCTCTCTCAAAACTTTATACCCCCTCCTGTCCTGATCGGGAGTTTAAAGCCTGAATCGTATTCGGCACCTGCATGGCTTAATCGAGTCTTCGGAGAATTGCAGGAAGAAGTAACCGGCCAGCTCCTGATACCAAGCGCACTGGATGTTCAGAAAGCCAAGACCTACTTCGAGGCACTTTCTCAACTTAACCCGGATGCGGACGAGAAAGAAATTTACGACCGGGCGACCCTCGGCGCGAAGATCGCGTTCGAGGGCTACGTCGACGGGACGGGATATTTTCACTGGCTGGATAAGAGCCCGCCGACAATCGGCTGGTTCGCGAATAACGCGGCGCAAGTGAATCTGGCTGTAACCGCAAGACTGAACATGACGGAGGAAGACCTTGAGCGGGAACGAGAAGTCCGGGAGACATACGAGCGTGTCAAAAACTTTGCCGACGAGGTCGACGCCCAGGTCGAGAAAGACCTCGCAGAAGGACGGAAACCACTTGGCGGCGGCATTGGACTACCTAAGCCGCGTACAGAGCATTGACGAGCCGGAAAAGGCTGTGAAAAGGCTCTACGCGATTTACCGGAAGATCGACCACTTCGACGAGAGCCTTACGCCGAGTCAGCGGCAGTTCTTCCCGGACAGGTACGAAGAGAGGACGATGGAGAAGTTCCTCCCGATCGTGTCGACGATCTACGAAATCCTCCGCGATGCAAGCGAGCGTTACATCCGCGCTGAACAGTTTCAGGCGTTCTGGTTTACGTGCTGGCAATATCTCAAAAAAATCGGCTACGATGGGCGCTCGTTCATGAATGAGGCGCCAACGGGCGATGAGGGACTCTTTCACCGGCAGAGTTTTGGCTATTGGAGGCGCGAGTTTAAGGATTCACCGGCTGGCCTCGAAACAATGATGCTCTGGTTTAAAGCCTGCTTCGGCATAATCGGCAACGAGGATTACTGCTGCGTACAAGAGTTCCCCGTGCGAACGTTTGACTGGAATCGGATGCTGGAGTGCCACGCGGCTTTTAGTATTCCGCCGAGCGGGATTAGCGCGCTCCCGCCTCCTTCTGATTATCCCGAGTGGGACGATGAGACAAGGCAGAAATTTCAGGAAGCGAAGGCAAGGCTCAAGGAACGCAGCGAGGAAGATACCGACGAAGGCCAGAGGCTTATCGGGCTTATCCGCGAACGAATCGACCTCTACAGGCAGAAGGACAACGTGAACGAGGAAGAGGCGCACAGGTTCCTCGAAGCTATCCGAGAGAGAAACAGAGAAAGGGGGATTTTCCAGGAATGAGCACTAATACAAATCAGGGGCGGATAGTTCTAGGGCCAGGCCCGGGGGATCGTCGTATGACGGTTGCTACCGCCCCGATAAATCAGGCCACGGGACAAGGATGCCGGTCGCAAACCGAGAGGCTGCCAATCAACACCAGCTTGGCCCTGTGGCCCCAAGAGCCGCCGACCCGAGGGCGAGCCTAGAGGGAGAAGTTGGTGAAATTAAATCACGGCGGCCATTCGGGAGGCCGCCAATGAAGGGAGAAAGAGAATGGCAAAAGAAATAATAATAAAAACTCAGAAAGGGTGGGATGCCCTGCCGGAATCTTTCGACGAATTTACGATTGTCAAAATCGAATCTCGCAATGACTTCAGGCTGGTAATTATAAAGACGCCGGAGCATAGCGTCGTCACGGCTCGGGGGCATAGCGTCGTCGAGGCTTGGGGGCATAGCGTCGTCGAGGCTCGGGGGCATAGCGTCGTCGCGGCTCGGGGGCATAGCGTCGTCGCGGCTTGGGGGCATAGCGTCGTCGCGGCTCGGGAGCATAGCGTCGTCACGGCTCGGGAGCATAGCGTCGTCACGGCTTGGGAGCATAGCGTCGTCACGGCTCGGGAGCATAGCGTCGTCACGGCTTATGCGACAGTCTGTGTGCACCTCCTATCAGACGCATCTTCCGTGCTTCTCTTCGCCTTCGCAGTCTGTATTCAGCTCGCGAAAGGAAAAATCACCAAGAAGTCGAAGACCGCTACGGTCATAAAGCCGCAGCTGAAGAAGGGCGCAGGTGCCTGGCTCGAATTGCACGGTATTACTTCTGCCACAAAGGTAACGCTTTACAAGCGCGTCTCGGTCGATTTTAAAACCCAAGAAGGAACCGAGAATGAAACCCTATGGGAGATTGGCACAACCGTAGTTCATCCAAGCTGGAATCCTAAAGAGAACGAATGTGGCGCGGGGAAATTCCACGCCTGCGCTACGCCATACCTCTGCGACGATTTCCGGGACAAGAAAAACGACACATATGTCGCTATCGAGGTAGCCAAGAAAGACCTCTACGCATGGCCGGGCGATCCCAGCTTTCCGCACAAGATTGCATTCCGCGCCGGCACGGTTTTGTTTGAGTGCGATAAGTACGGGAATCAGAAACAGGAACTAAAGAAAGCAGTCTAGGGGAAACAATGCCAAAGGACATAGTCTGTAACGCTCACTACTGCGCGTTTTACGGTCAACCGATTCGCCGAATCGACGCACGCCCCGCGAAGAAGGATTCACGCAGGCGCATCATCGAGCAAGACCCGGTTGAGGGCTGGCCCATGACGGATGAGCAGATTGAGAGCTTGAAGAATCGGGAGTTTATCGTGAAGGAGAGGAAACGGTGAAAAATGTGAGTGGAAATATCGGATTCTTCGGGCTGCTGACGATTCTCTTTATCGGCCTTAAGCTCGCGGGCTTGATCGACTGGTCATGGCTTTGGGTGCTGAGCCCCCTATGGATTCCCGGGGTTCTGATTATCGCCCTGATTGTCACAGTCATGGCCGTAGCGGCGATTGTAGATCGAAAATAAACCCATTTTCAGGAGGTAAGTATGTCGATAATTGATTTTCTCTCAACAGCCGTGCAGCTCGGCATTAAGTACGCCGGGACCATCGGCTTCTTTGCCCGAATAGTGGCAGACCTCGCGGCTCAGGCCCCGAAGCTGCTGGAGTTCATCCTTGAGGGTGTTCAGGCAGCTTGGGATGCCATACAGGCGATGATTGATGACGGAGCGAGCGACGAGGAAATTACTGTGGCCAAGTCAGAAGCGCGTGAGGGTTTGGTGCAGAGGGGGCTCGCCGAGTTCCACGGCTCCGGTAGCGCATTTTCCGAAGCCTATATCAGGACCGGGATAGAGGCCGTGTTCAAGATATGGCAGGTATTCAAACAGGGACCCTCCCATATCAATATCCAGGAGGATTTGGCCCGCAACAAGGGGTATCTGAAATCCCCTGATATAGATCACGCGATCAAGACTTACCCTCAGCTCTTCGGGATTAAGCCTTAAAAGACTGGAAGAGGTTCAACATGAACGCGGCAACTACAGCGAATCCCGATTACAGCGCATTCCTCGAAGGCAAGGTGGTACTCGCCTCGAAGTCGGGGTTCGCCGTTTCGCCGGGGGAGCTCAATCCTGGCAACTTCCCATTCCAGAACGACGTAATCACCTGGGCGGCAGGACTCGGCCGGCGTGGGTACGGTGTCGAGCTGAGCACGAAGTACTTTGGATTCGGAATCCGCTACTACAAGGAAATAGAGGCGGAGATTACAACCCCGACACTTTTCGATTATCTCAAAACCCAGGAGGCCCGCCCTTGAGATTCCCCGCTTCCAAGCCCCCGGACAACACGCGCACAGTAATCATCTACCTCCGGGGCTCCGGGCCGTTCACGGGGAGCTACAGCCACGAGCGGGGAGAGTGGAGGTTGAAGGACGTAGACAAAGTGCTCCGAGATGTCCCCTCGGGCAAAGAGGTTACGCATTGGCAAGACATACCAGGGAGGAAAAGCGATGCCGATTGAAGCTCTATATGTTTTGTTCGCCCTTGCGCTTATATGCGCAGTGACGTTCGGATACTGCCTGCGGGCGCTGATGGAGGAGGCGGAGCAACGGACAGTCGGACGCGCTGACAACGAGTCACTTTTATATCGCGACAGGGCAGATGGATTGTATCGTCTCGACATTGGGCGTATGCATGATCTCCTAAATAGTCCCGTTCCTTCTGTCTCTTCTCTCCCCTCCGGCGATATAGACGACCGCTTGAAGGATTTCTCGCCGGAGTACGGAGGCCCGACGAAATGGTGACGCCCAACATCCAGCCCTGCAAAATCTGTAACGGTACGGGAACCGTCCAGTGTCCGAGTCAACTGTGTCCTCATACGTGCGGGTGCACCGTGTGTAACGGAACCGGGAAGGTGGAAGTCTGGGAGGACTGGTCGCTCGGATTCGGCGAGGACAAGGTGAGGCCGAGTGACTATGAACCGGTCAAGCTCGGCAAGCCGGTTGTGAAAATCAAACGTGAAGGAGAAACGACATGTCGAAAGAAAGCGAGAAAGTAAGCATGACAATCAGTGACGGCGAAGGAAACGCGCGGGCTCATTTCGATTCCATTGAAGAGTTCGAGGAAGCCGCAGAGAAAGCCATCGACAACCTGAAGGCCAATCAAGGCGTTATTGGCGAAGCCCCGGATTATTCTGACTACACGGAATACTGGACTATTCCCAAGAAAGTTTTGGCGAAGCGTCTCACCGAGCCGAAGTCAATACGTATAGTCAAGAACGGAGTCGAAGGCTGGCTGGACGGAGAGGCCGGACATATTCACGTCGTAGAGATTTCCGGGGGTCAACTTAAAGAGACGATGTTTGCCAGCGATGAATTTCAGAAGAAGTTCGAGAGGCTCGCCGTTCAAACTCCACTATTCAGCGAGGACGAAGATTGAACTACCCGATCCCCGTTCATGCAGAGCTGAAGACCCCGAAAGGGAAACTCTCACCCTGGCAGGAGAAAGAGAAGAAGCGCGTCGAGCGGAGCGGCTCTATCTTCCTCGTGGTGAGGAGCCCGGAAGACCTTCACAACTTCTTCGTCGAGCATGGACTAAAGCGGATGATTACTCCCGCCCAAGGTGTCGTGAAGGATTTTAAAGAGAAGCACCTGAATACATTCGTGAGAGACTATCTTGTCATGGCCGAGCATATATACGGCGTTTATTGGATACGGAATCAGCAGGGCTTGGGGAACAAAAAGGGTCGATCCGACTATTACTTCGAGATACCAAATATCCCCGGAGGTTAGAGATGAAAGGACTGGCTAGAAATATCACGGAGTTCACGAGTATAAGAGGCCACGGCAGGAGCGCGGCTTTCTGGAATTACGTTAACGAGACTTATCCCCGCGAGGCGCTCAGGGTAAAGCACCTCACAGGTAAGGCCAGAGACGAGTTCACTAAAGAGCTGGTCAGAAGGCGCGATGCTCTTAAGAAGGCCCGAGGGGCGAACAGAGAGAAGGCGGAGAAAGCTTACCTCGAATACCAGAACCTCAGCATAGAGCAGAACTTCCGGTTCATCCTGAAATGCGCCGCGAAGTATTCCATCTCCGTACCGACAGCCAAATTCGACGACCTGGTACAAGAGTGCGTACTCGGCTGGCAGAGGTCGATAAAGAATTACGATCCTGCTAAATCGAAGCTCACGACACACGCGGCGTACTGGATATATCAGGCCGTCCAGAGATTCATATTCAACGATAGCCTGATTCACGTGCCCGAGTATTTATTCGAGCAGCTGGGGAGACTCGACCGGCAAGGAATAGAAGTCCCCGAGGACGTCTCCGAGAGGATGAAGGAAACTTTCCGATTAGCCCGGCGCTCTTCTGCGAAAAGCTCCTACGTCTCCCTCGACAGCCTCCTTCACGATGATGGAGGGACGACGTTTGAGGACATGCTGATAGACGAGAAAGCCCCCGACCCTGTAAATGTAGTCTACCACTCCGAAATGAGTGCGATTCTGCAATCAGCTATGACCGTACTCCGCCCTCGGGAGCGGGATATAATCACCCGCCGGTTCGGATTGAGCGGCAAGGGGGGGGGCGAATCGCTCGACGAAATAGGCGAGAGATGGGGATTGACTCGGGAGCGTATCAGGCAGATAGAGGTGCGGGCTCTGGAGAGGCTACGGATAGAGCTCGACTTCGGCGGGAAGCATAAGAGGATCGTAGCAGAGCGCGTTGTTCTGACCGTGATTCAGGGAGGCGGAGAGTGAGCGAGCGACTACAAACTCTAGTGGGGTGTTCTGAGTGCAAGCGGGGATTCCCGTTAAAGCAAATGACCTCGTACGGCGAAGAAACCTTTCTCTGTCCGGATTGCGAAAGTGTGGTCTATAACAATTATCTGAACGGGAAGTATTGCGGGGCTTGCGGCGATATGGACTGCGACTGTACGGCGGAGATGAAACGAAAGGCTTTCAAGGAGGCGCACGAATGAACCCCAACATGGACGTTAGGCGGAAGGAGTTTTACGAGGGCTACAGGCGATACTTCGAGTGGGGAGAATAATATGAGTACATGCAATTATTGCGGAAAACAATTACACCGGAAGGTCAATACAAAAGGGCAACTAGAGGCACCCTCTCTATTTAAGAAAAGGAAGCATTGCGACCTTCGATGTGCAGCCAAGTCAACAAAACCACATTTGCATTTCAAGGGAGAGGATTTCGCCGGTAGAAAGATTCACTACTGGACGATGCTTCGAGAAGTGGAACGCAAAGGGACACGTAGACACTACCTATGCCTCTGCGATTGCGGGACGGAGAAGATCGTTGCTCTTTCCAACCTGCGCTCCGGGAAGTCGAAATCCTGTGGGTGCCTCCGGGATGAAATTGCCTGCCAAGCAAACACGAAGCATGGAGAGAAACGTGGGCAAGGTCGATATAGTCCAGAGTATGTTGTCTGGTGTCATATAAAAAGCCGCTGTTGTAATCCACGGAATAAGTCCTATAAAAACTATGGCGGTCGCGGTATTACGGTCTACGAGCGTTGGCTTAATTCTTTTGAAAACTTCCTCGCCGATATGGGCCGTAAGCCATTCAAACAAGCTATGATCGAGCGAATCAAAAACGACGAAGGCTATTCTCCCGATAACTGCAAGTGGGCTACAAATGCCGAACAATCTCGAAATCGAAGGTCAAACATTGTAATCAAATACCAAGGCCGGGAAATGGTTCTATCGGATTGGGCTATTGAATTGGGAATTTCTCGCGCAACCCTCAGTTCCCGTCTCAAAGTATGGCCCGTTGAAAAAGCGTTCACGGAGCCAATATTGGGGACTCACAAATGAAAGAATCGTTCAGCCGGGCATGGCGGTTCACGATGATGTGGGAAGGGGGCGGCAAGGTTCATACCGTGCCCGGAGACCCTGGAGGTACGACGAAATGGGGAATCGCCCAAGTTTTCCATCCAACCGTAGATGTGCGAAATCTCACGGAGCATCAGGCTCAACAGATAGCTCGACGTGAATACTGGGACAAGTGCCGATGCGACGACCTGCCGTATCCGATAGACGTTCTGGTCTGGGATGCAGCGTTCAATATGGGTGTTGGCCGAGGAGCGAAGTTCCTGCAACGGTCGCTCCGGTCGCTTGGATACTACCGCGTCAATGCCGCGAACGGCCGTCCCTGGCAGGTAGATGGCGATATAGGCCCCGGCACGCTTGGTGAAACGAAGATGGCGTTGGCAAGCGGCGACGACAATCTGCGGACGCTTCTCCGCGAGTTCCAGCTACACAGAATCAGATTCTACAACCGCAGGATTGCGAACTCGCCGTCGCAGGTGAAATTTATTACGGGCTGGTTGAACCGGTCGTTCGCATTGCTAATCGAGATAGGTATAAAAGAACTGGATGAACCGTACTAAGCGAGAAGTGCATAGAGCTGATGTGAGGGAGGGAAGATGAAAGAACAAACAGCATGGGCTATCGCCGAGCATTTGAGCAGTGGTTGGGTGCTGTGCCACTTTACAATACGGCGTTCTAAAAAAGATGCCATCGATCAGATTAAGCGGACTACCGGGTATCTCTCTTGGACTCAGCTCAAACGAGACCTGAAACTCAAGGCGGTGCAAATAACGATCTTCTGGGAGCCTCTATGAATACCCCCTTTCTCACATACGAACTGTTAACCCCGGAGGACGCGGAGACTGTCGTTATTCGGATTACGTGCCAGAGGGAGAGGGGGTTCGATGCGTTCACGGCACGTAATGGAGTGCGATTGGCATCGGTGGGAAGTCCTCGTTATTACGAACTAGAGAACGCCCTTTATGTTTGGGGTGGTTGTGAACATATGGACAACCGTGATATTCGCATCCCCCTCGCCGACTGGCCTCTGGTGAAGGCGGCCATTGCGGAGCTGAACGCAGCGAAGAAGGAGAAGGATATGAAGGAAGATAGATACGAGTTTGATTTGAGCGAGTGGGAGTTTGAGTACGACGCGGATTGCAAGATGAAGGCTTCACAGCTCACCGTCACCCGCAAGAAGTCGAAGGTGAAGGCGGAGTGGTGGGGATTCAGGAATGAGGGTGGAGACGTTGAGGAATTGCTGGATACCCCTTATAGTGCGGTTGAATATTTCCTTGCGAATGAGTGGGAGCACGGATTCTTCAGCGACGAGCCCTGCGAAATGACGCTGGTGGCGCTTTCAGATGAGGACGTTGAGACTGATTTCGGCACTATGAAGAAAATCATCGGCGAAGCTCGCGTCCGCCTCGGGCTGACCGTAAGCAAGGTGGAAAGTGATTGAAATATTTCAGCATGTTCTCGGGAATAGGCGGTTTCGAGGTGGGGATTGAAGAAGCATTTGGATATATGGGTACTAAATCAGCAAACCCGGAATCCCGACAGGCCGAGCCTGAAATACAGTTCGGGGGAGAGTGGTCCACTATGGAAGAAAAACGAGGCGTTTGCCTTGCCGAGCCTGGGTGGCGGCGGGCAGTATGTATTGGATACTCCGAAATTGACAAATATGCCTCCGCAATCTACCGCGGCCACTTCCCCGAACATAAAAACTTCGGGGACGCAACTAAGCTTAATCCCCGAGAGCTCCCCGACTTCGACCTCCTTGTCGGCGGATTCCCGTGCCAGGCTTTTAGCATTGCTGGAAAAAGAGCCGGATTTATGGATGCAAGAGGAACATTATTTTTTGAAATCGCTCGGGTTCTTGAGCACAAGCGACCCCGATATTTTCTACTCGAAAACGTGGAGGGCCTACTTAGTCATGACGATAGAAAAACTATCGTCGCCATTATTGGAGTTCTCTCCGACCTTGGCTATCGAGTCTCATGGCAAGTTCTTAATACTAAGGACTACGGACTTCCGCAGAACCGAGAAAGAATCTTCATTGCGGGACGTTTTGGAGGAGAATGTGGACCCGAAGTATTTCCTGTCTGGCAAGGCGATGGAGGGGATTCTTCGGAGATACGAGAATGGAGCGTTGTTAGAGGACGAGGCAAAAACACTTCGGGATGCCTTGACACCCGAGGAGTAAACGCATTCGACAGGGCGGACATGGACAAGCTGATATTTGAGCCACTAATCAGAATTGAAAATAAGAGCGGCGAGGCTTTTTATCGCGAAGATGCGGGAACGATTCGTGCGAACGCGAGCAGGAACTATCAGACTGTCCAAATCGCTGATTACCAAGGAGATAAGGGGTTTCGTATTAGACAGGATGGTATATGTCCAACACTTGTTGCGCACGGTTCCGGCGGCCCCGGCATTAACAATATCCCCTCGGTGCTTACGGAAACCGCTAACGCCGTTACCTCTGGCGGATACCTCCAGAAGGGCGAAAGGGAACTCATAGATGGCAAGCCCTCGAAGGAACCGACCCCGGAATGGAAACGCCGTATCCGTCGCCTGACCCCCATGGAATGTGAGCGCCTTCAAGGTTTCCCTGACAGGTGGACAGAATGGGGCATAGATGAGGGGGGGGGTAGAGTCGAAATCTCGGATACGCAGCGCTACAAGTGCCTCGGAAACGCTGTCAGTACGAACGTGATAGCGAGGATTATCTCAAGATGGAAGGAATTGCAGGAGGACTAAATGCCAGAGAAAACGCTGAAAGAGAAGGTGACAGATGCTCGGGAGACAGTAAACGAGTTTATAGGACGATTCTCCCGTCTTTATGAGGCCGAAAAGTTGCCGGGTATTAAAGACCTTCACTATTGGGACGGGAAGGATATGAAGTGTGTCTTGGAAGCCCTCGCCGCCCTCGAAGCGCGTGTGGAGGAGTTGGAAAAAGAGTGCGGAGAACTTTTTCTATTTATTCGTAGCGTGGAGAGTAGGCTTGATGAATACAACGCATGGGAAGCGAACAAAGACCTGCTAAGAAAATTCAAGACACTGCCGAAGGAGGCCCCCGATGGCGAGTGAACTTGTGAAGGAGATTGAGAACCGCGAAGCGGACATTGCTCATGCTGTGTCAGTCGTACAAGATGCAATCACTATGTGGTCGAATTTGCAGAAGATGTGTGTAATGGACGAGACACAATATGTGAGGGTTCATGACACACTTGTCGAGACGAGCAACACCCTCCGCCGCACCCGGGAAGCGTTGACGTGGAAGCCCTTCCCTGCAAACATACCACAAGGCGGCCACGGGGAATATCTCGTCTCGCGTACTTTTGTCAGCGGCGGAAGGACGGTTCATAAAGTACAAACATCCGCTTACTGGGAGAATAGCAGTAGAACAAAAGGTGGCCCCGATACATAGGGATGCACCGGCGTAAGGGCGTTCATGGAAAAGCCCGCCCCCTACACCCCGGAGGTGGACCGCTCGTGACAAGCATCATCACAGATAAGCGCACAGGGGTAGAGATGCTCCGGGACGGATGGTTCCTTAAATACGAGCCTAAAATGCAGACCTTCTACACCTACGACCCCGAGAATGAGCGCGACACTTTTGGTAGGCGCTCGTTTTCCAAGCAGCAGGTCCGCAACATGGCCAAGCGCGGGGAGATTGTAGAAGTCGGGAGTACTGGCGAAATATACCGATGGAATCCAGCGGAGGAGAAATGAGCGAGAAGGAAACACCGATACCTTGCCCTGACTGCTGCGGACGCGGGGTAATTTACACACAGGAATCCGGCGAAGTTATACAGTGGCGATGCTGCCGTTGTAACGGTGGTGGTGCGATTGGATTTTTCACCCCCGTAGGGGCAGGAGAGGAATAATGGTTGACACCTTCCATTTTCGCAAATCTACCGATGCTGATTTTGCAAAGGGTACGTGGCAGATAAGCCAAGACGGATTCGAGGATTTGGTTCTTACTTGCCCGGACTGTGGATTTATTTATGTCTTAAACAATAACGAGGGCAATCCTAGGAAGATAGATAAAGAGGGAAAAGTCCCAGGTTCTATTATATGTCCGAATCCTAGGGCCTGTGGTTTCCATCGGTACGCGATTTTGGATGATTGGAATTAACCCCGTCCGCTAGGCGGGAAGGAGAAAGGAATGAGTGAGAAAAAGCGGATCGTGATTTTTGCCGGGATTGGAGCGATATTGTTGGTGGCCGCAATACACTTCATTGGCGAGCACTTCAACACACCTGACCCGATATCGCATAATCGCTTCGAGGTCGAACGCCACACTTTCGAGCCGCCGCCTTGGACAATGCTTACGGACGAAGAAACCGAGATTTTGAAATTTGAGGGAGACCTCGACAATCCTCAAAGCTGGACTGTAGACGACGTCCCAACAATAGAGCCCGGCGATGCATGGGTGTCGATCAAGTATAGATACACATGTCTGGAACAGGCAGTCGCCGGGCTTCGCATTTGCTTCCAAGGAATAATCTGCCGACCGACGGACGACGGATTTAACGACTGCGAATGCAAGGTGAAGCTTTGCCGAGGCGCAGACGGAGCACCATAAACAACCAGGAGAATATACATGAAATTAACCATATCAGTTGTCACATTCGGCTTGGGCGGTAAGAAGATCGAGCGTAACCTGCTCGACATAGAGCGCGAGCACGGCATATATCTGATCACCGAAGGTATATCGTGGATGTCCATAGACGCTCATGAAGGTCACACGCATATCTACCTCACGCGCACGGATGCTGACTGCCGTATCAATATCAAGGTCGATGACGACAAATCAACGATAGTAGAGATGAAACCCGCGAGGGCGGAATGACGTTCAACGAGTACTAGGAGGCGGCATTAAAGACGGTGATATATCTAAAAACAGGAGGTATTAAGCATGCAGAGCTTGGCTAAGGCATCTCAAGAAGTAGGCGCGGTATCGAGGTTGGAGATCGTCACCGCGGAGCTTGAGCGAATCAGGTTGGCGAACGGCGGGTTGCTTTCAACCGAGGCGGTTGTAGCTATGGCGAAGGAGCCCGAGAGCGTATTGCATGAACACTTCGAATGGAACAACGTCAAAGCCGGGCACCTCTACAGGCTTTGGCAAGCTCGAAGGCTGATACAGATGGTAACTATGCCGGGTATCGATTCCGGCAAGGAAGCCAGGGTCTATCTCAGCCTTGTCCCCGACCGGGGCGCTGACGGCGGTTACAGGTCGATAAACGACATACTCGGGAATAGGGACTTGCGGGCGCAAATGTTACAACAGGCCATATCTGAGTTTGACCGCTGGCAGGAGAGGCACAAAAACCTTCTTGAGCTGGTAGGGGTTTTTGAGAGCATGGAAGACGTGAAGAAGACTGCGCGAAATGAAAAATTATCCTAGACGCGCCAAGGTGCGACAAGGCAAGACGTGCCCCGACGAGACTTAACAAAACCAACTTTTATGGAGGTGTATCGTGGGATTAGCAGCAGAGAAGATGGAAGTATTAATATCGCCGCCGAATATACAAGTAGCGGAGTTTAAGATAAAAGGTACTACGCCCTATGTCCATCAGAAATTTTCCGAGGCAGCGAAGGAGGCTATACAGAAGACCCAGGAGGCCGGCTCGACCGCCAAGAAGGGAAAGAAGCGGGAACCAAAAGACTTTATGGCGGCATATAGGAACGCGATACACCGCGCTACTCAGGGCTGGGCAGGTATCCCCTGCGCCGCATTCCGGAATGCTCTCATAGACTGCTGTCGGCTAGTAGGTTTTGTAATGACGCGGGCCAAACTGTCCGTCTTCATCATGGCAGATGGCTTCGAATCTGACGGTACGCCGCTTGTGAAGATTACGAAGGGCGAGCCGAGATATCACTGCCAGCCTATGCCTAACGCGAATGGGAACGTCGATTTACGGCCTATGCCTATGTGGGAGCCGGGCTGGGAAGCGGTAGTAAAAATCCGCTTCGATGCTGACCAGTTTACTCATGCCGATATAGCAAACTTGTTACTGCGCGTAGGGCAGCAGGTTGGAATCGGGACCGGTCGGCATAATTCGCCTAAAGGCTTTGGTTGTGGCTGGGGAGAGTTTGAAATACTAGATTAAAGGGCACGCCGAACCCTGACATGACGAGATAAGACCTGACACGACGAGACAACACGAATACTTGATGAGGGGAGGGTCGATAAAAAATTAATGGCATGGCAAGACTGGCCCTGACAGTACCAGACGCGCCTAGACGAGACGAGGCCGGACAAGGCATAACCTGACATATAAAACAGGGCGCAGGGGTTGTGGAAACGCAATCCTTGCCCCTCGCGCCTGAAACGAATATACTTGATATGAGGGATATATGCCGGTAAGGAAAGGGAAAAGGGGGAAGGTTCTTGTAGCTGTCCCGGTCGACGAAGCCGATAAGGGCAAGAACAAAGGCGGTCGGCCGAGCAAGCTTACCCCTGAGCTCTGCCAGAAGCTTGAGGACTTGGTTGCAGGCTGGAATCCGTTTGAGGCCGTCAACTTCGGGAGACAGATAAGCGGAATAACCCGTCGCAAAATCTTCCTATCCTTCATGGGACTTTCGACCAAAGAGAATGTTGCTTTCATGCTGGGGATTACTAAAAACAGACTTTATGATTACGATGAAGGCGTTGCGGAGACCTACGATCCCGAGCTTGTAGAAAGGTTTCGCAACGCCTTAAAAGAATGGGAGACGAAGAGGGATTATTACTTCATGCCAATGATGGAGTTTTTCCCCTCCGGCCCAACATGGATTTTCCTCGCAAAGAATATCAAGAAATTTGTAGACGTTGTGAGAGTAGGGAACATCCCAGGCGAGAAGCTGGAGCTCGAAGAGGCCAGGCGCAGGGTGCAGCAGACCCCGCTCGTTGATATCGCACGAGACATAGAGCGTGCAAGAGAAAAGGCAGGGGCAAAACATTGAGCGCATTCGACGAACAAATGAGCCAAACAGACGTCGCCCTTGACTGGATCGCGGCAGCCCGTCTCGCCCTGATGAGCTATGCCCGCCTGATCTTCCCGGGCTATGAGGCGAACTGGCATCATGAAGTGGTCGCCGACCGCCTTGAGGCGGTCGAAAGGGGAGAAATAGGCCGGCTTATAGTCTCCGAGCCCAACCGTTACGGCAAGACGCTCGAATGCTCTATCTTATTCGCCTCCTGGTTCCTCGGCCACAATCCTGAAAAGTGCGTAATGCTGGGATCATATTCTGACAGACTCGCCGCTGCCTTCGGCAAGTCGACGAGGGATATAATGGAGTCGAATCTCTACAAGGAAATATTCCCGCACGTAAAAATACGGCAGGACTCAAGGGCCGCCAATGACTGGCATACGACCGAGGGCGGGGGTTATTATTCCGTAGGCCGCGGTGGTTCGGCAGAGGGAAAGGGCTATGACCTCCTTCTCGTCGACGACCTCATAAAGAACCCTACGGAGGCGGAATCGGAGACTTATCAGAAGCAGATATGGGATTTCTTTATTTCGGTACTCAAGCGCAGAGCCAATAACCCCGACGCCGCTATGATCATCCCTATGACCCGGTGGAATGGGAAGGACATCATCGCTAAAATCCTCGCTACGGCCAAGGATTCCGGCGAGGAATGGACCGTCCTGAACTTCCCCGCCGAGGCGATTATCGATGAGGAATGGACACTCTCGACCGGGAGGAAATACACTCGGAAGCGCGGTGAGCCCCTTTGGGAGGCCCGGCATAACAAGGAGCAACTTAAAAAGGCGAATATCGAGATGGGCCGGTGGTGGATGCCCCGTTTCCAGCAGGTTGTGACAGACGAGTCGGGCGCGATCATAAAGCGGGAATGGTTGGAGAAGTGGGAATATGAAGGCGCTGCCCCGACCGGAACCCGGTTTGTATCGATTGACTCCGCATATGAGATAGCCGAGTCTGCCGACTATTCGGCCTTCGGGGAGTACGTAGAAGCCGGGGAGGTGCTTTACAAAACGAATCAGTGGTTTGAGCGTATGGAATTTGGCGAGCTCGAGGACTTCTGTTTGAAGCTGTGGAAGACCAGACCTCTCGATTTCTTTCTAATAGAAGCAAAAGGCAGCGGTATCAGCCTTATCCAGGTGCTGAACGACAAGGAAGTCGAAACTAATTTCGGCAAGAAGAAGATTAAGATTATTTCAACGAAGGAAGTGTATACCGATGCCAAGATAAGCCTGAACATCGGGAAGCGAGAGAAGGGCGATATCGCACAGTCTTACATCCGCCTCGGGGAAGTCAGGCATCCGAAGGTTGCGCCATGGAAAGAGGAGTGTTACTCAAACCTCTGCGTCTTCCCGAACATGCCACACGACGACATTTACGACGAAGAGATGCAGGCTATTATCTACGCCAAGAAAAAGAAGCAGCCCAAGCGGGCAGGAGCGTGGTAACCCTATGACCCCCAAGCCTCAATCAGGCAAGCTTCCGAACATCCCGAGCCACATAAAGGACGACGCTCACGTCGCCCTCGACGAACTATTATCCCAACTCCGGCAGGAGGGGTTCTATGGTACAATTGAGGTTGATTTCCTGGCCGGTCTTCCTACGCGGCTGAGGAAGACGGAGTCGAAACTGTTGACGACTAAGAGCATAGACGAGATAAGGGGGAAGGAGTAAGCAATGAAGCATCAATTTTTCGTTGACTCTGAAGGCGAACTACTAAAGGCAGTTCTTGACCCTCGCCCCCAAGTTATAAATGGGCTAGAATGGGCAGGTGTACGAATGGATACTCCCGACAATGCTGTAATGATGCATCTCCGGTCAGACGCCGCCGATTTGTTTGTTGATAATCAATTAACTCCGCACAATTTACACATATCCGTGGCTTTCTTAAAAGAGAAACTCGGCAATGCAGATGCCCCGGTTACACTCTTCCCAGATGATTTCTTGGAAATAATCGTTAGAGATTTGACGGGATTGTTTGAATACGAAGGAAGCGGGAAGTAGGGATGATGGTTAAAATCGCGAAACCGACCTTCGTATGGATGGTTAAACCACCTCGCCCGGCATTGGCAAGGATATATGAAAATAGAGAAGTCGGCCTTGTGGCGCTCATGGTTCAGGGAGAGAGTGTAAATTACACACACATTTGTCAAAATCTCTCAGACGCGAAAACACTCCATGACCGCCTATTCGAGCCGGGACCTAGCGAGCCAGAGAGAATATGGGAAACAACTAACAACTGGCCGACCCTATTATTGGACATGTTGGGAGGCAGGTCAGCTGAGATGACTGAAGAGGAATTAATCGAGGCGGCGATGAACCAAATAGAGCAATAATTCTTAAGCATTCCTAAACATCACAGAAGGCATAGAAGAACTCTAGCCCCGCTGTTCAGAATCAACTGACGGCGGGGCTTTTTATTTTGGAGGCAGACATGGAAAACGAAACGAAAGCAGAAATGGCAGTCAATGAGAGAGCCGTGCTCGCCATACTCGGCGCTCTTGGCGATAGGCTGACATTCGCGGGCCGGGCCGGGCTCAGCTACGGCGGTAAGAGGGATATATACGAGGCCCTGGGATACCCGAAGACCCTCCAGTTCATAGACTATTACTCGATCTTCAGGCGGCAGGATATAGCCAAGAGAATTATCACCATCAAGCCGGACGTAGCATGGCGATATAAACCGGAGATAACCGAGATCGGGAGCGACAACAACGATACTGCCTTCGAGGTAAAGTGGCAGGAAATAGCCACGAGGCTCAACATATTCCACTACCTCCACAAAGTTGATACGCTTGCCCGTATCGGCGAGTTCGGGGTTCTCTTCCTGGGATTCAAAGATGTAAACGGCCCCGAGCAGGAAGTCACGCGTGCAACGGACCTGCTCTACATCAACTGCTTTCATCAGGGCGCGGTCAAGATAGAGCGCTACGAGGAAGATACCAAGAAGCCCCGCTATGGCTTGCCGCTCATGTATGAGATTACGCTGGAACTTGAAAATGGCCGGAGCATTAAACACAAAGTTCATTATTCCCGCATTATTCATGTAGCCGAAGGCGCGGTCGAGGGGGAGACGATAGGAGTTCCGGCGCTGGAGGATGTATTCAACCGCCTCATGAACCTTGAGTTGATTCTCGGGGGCTCGGCAGAGATGTTCTGGAGGGGCGGCTTCCCTGGCATGAATTTCAATGCTCTGGATGGAGCGAGGATCGAAGACGCGGACAAGCTACACCAGATGATAGAAGAGTATCTACACGGCCTGAAGCGATATACGGCTACCGAGGGTATTGAGGCTAAGGTGCTTCCCCCTGCTGTTGCGAATCCCGATACACACATAGAAAAACAACTCGATATGATTGCCTGCGCCACGGGGATTCCAAAGAGAATCCTTATCGGCTCCGAGCGCGGCGAGCTCGCTTCGAGTCAGGACGAAAGAGGCTTCCTGGCCTCAATGGAAGAGAGGAGAACTAATCATGTCGAGGCCCGGATAGTCCGTCCGGTCATAGACCGCCTCATACAGGTGCAGCTCCTCCCAACGCCGACTGAGGGCTATTCGGTCACCTGGCCGCCCCTCGTCGTACTTGGCGAGAAGGATAAGGCCGATATCGCTCAGATCAGAGCTACGACCCTCTCAACTTATGCGAACTCTCTCGATGCACAGCAAATCCTCCCGCCAGACATCTTCCTAGAAGAGATAATGGGTTTCGACAGGGATACCATCGACAGGATCGAGGAGGAAATTGAGGAGGAAATAGAGAAAGACACTGAACCGGAAGTAGAGGATGAGGCCCCGGAGGAAAAGCCCGAAAAGGACGACGGTAAAGAACAGGATGAGGAGGCCGACGCTTAATGAAGGCGCATGCCTGTAATCAAACTCACCCCCGGAGCGCTCTCAACGCTGTCCGGAAGTATGACCCGACGCATACCCTCGCACTCAGGAACAGGTTTATCGCGGACCTTGCCCGGCGATTCAAAGCCCTCAAGCGGGATATTATCACAACGATTGTCGATCGCGACGCCCTCGGGCTCAAGAAGGACCGGCCCCGCATAATGGAGGCTGCCAGGGAGCTCGAGTTCAACTTCCCGACGTCCGTCCAAAAAATAGACGCTTTCATGAAGTGGCTTAGGGAGCAGCAGGAGAGGGGAATCCTCGAAATCATAGAGCGCCCCCGAAGCATCCTATCCCCACCGCAGGCCGAGCCCTGGGCGAACCTGTATCTGCGTTCGGCATACGAGAAAGGGGTTGTCTCTGCGGATGCCAAGCTCGCACGGGCCGGGGTCGAGCCTATACGGCCAGCCGGTCCCTCGGGGGCAAGGATAGTCGGAGTCTTTGATCAGCCGCAGCATGCGGACAGGGCGGCCACTATCTTCACGAGGGCATTCAGTGACCTCGAAGGAATAACCGAGGCCATGGACACGCAGATATCGAGAATCCTTACCGAGGGCCTTCTCTACGGCGGGGGCCCGGAACAGTTGGCGAGGGAAATCGCGGAGAAGGTAGACGGAATTGGATTAAACCGTGCCCGGACGTTGGCCAGAACGGAGATTGTAAGGGCGCATCATCTCGCAACTATCCAGGAATTCAAAAACGCAGCAGTCAATGATGTTCAGGTGCAGGCCGAGTACACAACAGCGGAAGACCCCTGCCCGGTCTGTGAACCATACGCCGGCCAGATTATGTCTCTAGATGAAGCAGAGAAGCTTATCCCTCAGCACCCGAATTGTAGATGCAGTGTTTCTCCTTATATTCCCGGGATTGCGTAGTTGTTCGCGGTGTTTATGGAGGACAATCTGGCAAGAATTAACATATCTAAATCGGGCGAAGTCTTGATTTCCTTCTCGGAGATTCGGACCACATCATAGCCTAGTGATTGAAAATAGGCGTCTCGCCTGTTGTCTCTTGCTTTCGTGCGAGAATGCCAGTAATCGCCATCGGCTTCGAGAACTATTTTCCCAATCAAGAAATCGATAACATATTTCCCAACCTGCACCTGTGTCGCGAATTCGACATTCGACCTTTCAAGACATCTGCGAACAATGCTTTCGATGGACGATTCCCCGGTGAATTTGAGGTAACAAGCCCGACTGCAATATCGTCGTGGCTCGGCTGGCCGGATTCGAACAGTTTTATGGCAATTAAGGCACTGAATCGAGATAACGGGCCGCCTACATTCTTCGGAGCAGTGTCTTCTGAGGTTGCCTCGCGCCCTATCTGAACCGCCATAGAAAAATACCTTACTACATCTCTCGCAATGCCTATATGTTCCACCATTTGATTTCTTGCGGCATTCGGTTGAACAGTAATTATAGCGATGAGATAAGCAGGCTTTTACTTTAAAACTCCGGCTGCAACCTCGACAGATTATTGTTGCTGGGGGGTTTGCTCGACTCCTCTCGTAACATTCCCGAGAACAAAATGGCCGACCCTCCGCCGTGGGCGTGAACAGATTACCGCACTCTCGGCATGGGCGCGGGTGAACCTTTCTTCTATCCTTGGTAAAGCATTTGTGGGAACAGAAACGTCTATCCGACGAGCATTCCCTTTTGATTGACTTGTAATGTCTTTGAAATTCTATACCACAGTGGAAGCAGGTAAAAGTGAAAGCCATATGTGTTAATTATACACGATAGCTGTTGACTATTCTACATATTGGCTAAAAGGTATATACCAACCAGCACAAATATAATCTCTTGACATCCTATCCCGCTTTTATGTAGAATTAGTCAAAAGCAGTCCTACATATCGCACAGGTGTATCGAAGAACTCGGACCCCTGGTTCAGAAACAATCTGAGCCGGGGGTTTTTTATTTCTGGAGGTCAGTTTGAAGAAGCTTTACACGCTCAAATCAAAACCAGCCTATGAGGCAGCCAAGAAGACCTTCAACGGCAGGACTCATTTCGTTCTTCCGATTACGCTCCTTGTGGAGGGAGTGCACCATGCCGGGAATGCCGAAGTGCCTTATTACTACCCCGCTGACGCGCTATCGTTCCTCCCCGAGGTATGGGCCGACACCTGCGTTTTAATCAACCACCCGAAGGAAATCACAGCGAACACGGTAAATGTCCATGAGCGGGAAGTTCTGGGCCGCCTGTTCGAGCCGGGATACGATAACGGCCTTAAATCCGAGCTATGGCTCGACGAGGAGAGGCTGAAAGAGAAGGACCCCGAGCTTCATACCCGTATAGAAAACGGCGAGGAGATAGAAGTCTCTACGGGCGTTTATCTTGAGCTTCTGGAGGAGAAGGGGACCTGGAACGGCGAGGAGTACGGCGCCAAGGTGCTGCGACTCTGGCCAGATCACCTGGCAATTCTGCCTGTTGACAAAGGGGCCTGCTCTATCGACGACGGCTGCGGGATAAGGAATGAGGGCAAGAAAACGCTCAATATCATGAGCTCAGCCAGGAGGCCGGACTTTAACGGCGTTGAGGCGGTGAGCTGGTATGACACGGACCGCAGTTTTGCTGCATACAGGAACGGATATTACGTCCATACGGGGACGCCAATCCCTCCGACGCTGCCTGTTACCCTCGCGGAAGCGCCAAAGGAAATGAAACGATGGATAGCGTCGAAGACCCTCCTCGGGAATCCGGATTCAGATGATGCCGATGCGGTTATGGCATATCCGGTCGTTAATCCGGAGACGAACAAGCTCAATCAGAGTGCCCTTCTGAAGGTTATCAACGCTGACAGCTGGGAGTACCACTGGGTTAATCCTCCAGACAGCGTGAAACAGTCAGCCAACAATATGGCCATGACGCTGCTCGTTGCCGAGTTCGGACTTGAGCTTAAGGCGAATAACGAAGGTTTCGTCTCGAAAATAGTCAACAAAATCAAGGAATTAATAAGCAACAAAGAAGACTGCAAATGCCAAAATCACGACCCGGAGAATCCGGGAACGGAGGTCAATCAGATGGACAGAAAGAAAGTTATCGCGGCATTAATCGCGAATAAGCACTACACCGAGGAAGACAGGAAGACCCTCGAAGCCTTTGACGATAAGCACATTGCCGTGCTCGCAAAGCTCTGCGACGAGAATCCTGAGCACAAGCCGGAAGACAAGAAGGAAGAGCCGGAGAAGAAGGTCGAGATTCCGCCCGCCGACGCTGCGAAGCCTAACCCGGAAGAGCAGAAGCCCCAGACCGAGGAGGAGTACATCAACTCCGCGCCGGAAGGGATACGCGACGTTCTCAAGGAAGGGCTCAACATCCGGAAGGCCAAGAAGGCTCAGCTCGTTGCGGCTATTAAGGGCAATGCGGCGAACAAGTTCTCCGAGGATGCTCTGAATGCCAAGAGCATCGAGGAGCTCGAGAACTTGGCCGCCCTTGCGCACGTCGAGGTGGATTACAGCCTGAACGGTAGCGGCTCTTCGCCGACCGAAAACGACGAGGCCCCCGAGCCGACGCCGGTGTTCCTCGCGCCGAAGGCTGCGAATCAGTAGACAGGACAGAAAGTTAAACGGAGGAAATAAAAATGAGCTACAACACGATCTTGATAAAAGGCGAGTCGTTCAGGAAAGAGGGGGTAGTAGCATCTGCACAGACGCCCCTGCCCGGTCATCTTCTGGACAGAAACTCGGATGGAAAAATCATAGTCCATGGCGGGGACGGCGGGAACGTCGCGCCTGTACTCGTGGCAGTCGAGAACGATCTTATGGGCAAGGAAATCACAGACGCTTATGCGGCTGGCGACAGGATTCAGTACCACGTCGCGAGACCGGGAGATGAGCTCTATCTCCTCCTGGCCAACGGCGAGAACGTAACCCCAGCGGATTATTTATCCTCGAAGGGCAACGGCCAGGTCGATAAGTACGTGGCCCAGGCCGTCAATGAGAGCGGAAGCGCCAGCGTGACAATAACGCCTCGGAATATAGTCGCACGGCCGCTCGAGTCGATTAACAACACATCGGGCGGGGCGGTAAGGATACGATGCGAGATAGTCTAAAAAAATTCATGTCCCGCGCCACGGCAGGGATACGGAGGAAATTGCCATGAATGGAGTACAGCAGATAACGAATATAAACGGCTTCGGTGGTGCTATGGCTAGAAAGATTCTAGCCGTAAACGGTGACTTTAAGAAGCTCAGGAAAGTTAGGACGCTCAATGAACCAGCAATGAATGGGACGCTTTTAAAGGATGAATGGAAGCTCCTGGACGACGCTGTAGCCAAGGCGATGAGGTCTAGGCTCATAGGCGTTAACGACCTTATAAACGCCGGTCTTACACTTCGCATCCCGAATGGGCTCGGTGTAATGACACTCGAATCGGAAAGGGCGGGGACTATGGGCGATGCTACCATGAGCATGTCCGCAAGCGCCAAGGCTACGAAGGACCGAATCACATTCGACCTTGTAGGCCTGCCGCTCCCTGTCACGATGTGCGGCTGGGGATACGAGCTCAGGGTTCTCATGGCGAGCCAGAGAAAAGGCGTAGGACTTGACACGACAAACGGTGAAGAGTCTGGGCGTGCAATCGCCGAGAAGATCGAGGATGTGTACTTCAACGGCTCGGGAGATTTCTCCTTCGCGGGCAACACGATATACGGCCTCTGCGACTTCCCTGACAGAAACGAGTTCGACCTCTCGGGCGACTGGAGCGCGCCTGGCACGGTAGAGACGGGCGAGCCGATAATTCAAGACATTCTGGCAGGTGTCTACGAGCTTCACGAGGCCAAGTTTTTTGGACCATATATGCTCTACGTGCCGACGAATTACTACGTCAGGCTGAGCGACGACTATAAAGCTGCTTCCGACAAGTCGATACTTTCGAGAATCCTCGAAATGCCGTTTATTTCTGGCGTAAAACCAGCAGACAAGTTAATAGCGAATAACGTGGTTCTCGTTCAGATGACCTCAGATGTCGTAAGGTTGGTTATAGGCCAAGACGTAATAACCGTTGACTGGGAAGAGGAAGGTGGATACGACTTGAACTACAAGACCCTCACGATCACCGTACCGCAGATTCGCTCCGACAAAAACGGGAACTGCGGTGTAGCCCACGGCACAATCCCAGGTTAAGGAGATAACAGGACATGGGTAAATACAGACTGAAAAGTGGGTTATATAGCAGGAAAGAAGACGGAAAGAGGAAACTCTACCGCCCCGGCGACATAGTCGAAGGCGACTTCTCGGGCAATAACAAGTTCGAGCCAGTCGTCGAAGTCGAAGTTGTGCCCCCCGCCGATGAGTCCGGGGGCGACGAGACCTCGGAGACGGGCGGCAAGGGCAAGGGCAAGGGCAGCAAGAAGAAGGCTGACGAAAGCCCCGCCGATGAGTCCGGGGGCGACTAATGCCGTACACCCCTCCTTCGGCAGAGGATGTAAAGGCGATCCTCAGCAACAAAACCGCGATAAAGGACAACATTGATGATTTTATCGCGGACGCTGAGGCGGTCGTCTCCCAGATCGAGGGAGTCGGCGACGACCTCAAGCAGCGGATTTCAAAGTATCTCGCCGCTCATTTTGTCAGCTTCCCGTACCCGATAATTCGCGACTCATACGCGATAGGCGGGAACAGCGTAACGAATTACAGTCGCGGCCAACATGGGATGATGCTTGACTACACCCCCTACGGCCAGACAGCGAAGATGATGGACACGAGCGGCACCTTGGCGAGAATGGAAGCAAAGGCCAAGGAAGAGGCGAAGCAGAAGACTGCGAAGATAATGGCTTTCGGGTGATTTATGGCAGACGGACTGAGCTACGAGATTGAAGGGCTGGAAGACGTAATCAACCGCCTGTCGCCGGTCGAGGCCGAGAAGGCTCTTCGGAATGGGATGCAGGTCGCGGTGCTCAGGGGGCATAGGCAGCTTTCCGAAAACCTCACTGGGAAGATTCTCAAGAGGCGTACGGGCAGGGTCGTCTCTCCCGCGAATATGATATCAACAGAGGTTCGGTCGGACGGCGGCGAGGTGACTGGAACCATTGCTCACCTTGCGCGCTGGCGATGGAGAGGCCGACAAGGGTCATTGCTTGCGGTTCATGAGTATGGCGCGACGATAGTTCCGAGAGACCCGAAGAGGTTCCTCGTTTTTGAAGTCGACGGCAAGAAGATATTTGCCAAGAGAGTCACCATCCCCGCGAGAAAGCCAATGAGTCGAACGCTTGAGGAAATAAGGCCGAAGGTCGTCGGCGATATTCGCGAAGCCCTCAGGAGAAGGCTGAATGGCGAGCCGCCACTGGGGTCAGGAAGGTAAATATGCCAGCACTAAACGAAAACACGGTCCTTGATGGACTGAAAGGAGTTCTCGAAGGATTGACGGTCGATAATGATTACGACTTCGATGTAAAGGTCGTATCCAGAAAGGCCTTCAGCGTGGAAATGAATATCTCTCCCGAAGAGACTCCCTGCTATGCCATTGTCCCCGGCAAGGACAGCCTCGTCGAGAGGGGTACCCGGGAAGCTAGAAGGAAGCTCAACGTTCTTATCGCCGCTTACATACACGAGCAATATGACGCAGGAGACGAGGAAGAAGAGCCCGAAGAAGAGGAAGACGACGAGGAAGGCGGTATAGCAATAATCATAAGCACTTTAAAACAGAACACTCTCGACCTATTACGGCAGGCGTATGAATCGCCTGTAGACCCGATTCTTTTTGTAGAGATAGGCGACGTCGATCCTTCTATTGTCGACGAGGCAAATACGGATGCGGACTTTCTCGTATCCCTTGATTTTCACTATTTCATGTAACGGAGGCACACGAAAATGGGCAGACAAGAAGGCGGTAATTGGAGAGCGGCAATACAGAGCGGACCGGGGGTTGTCCCTGTTTTCGCTGATGCGGCATGGAAGGCTATCAAGCCCCAGGCCGGAAGCACCCTGCGAGAGACCCCGGCAAATACGGATATCGTAATCCTGACTAACGACCTCGATAAATATGGCTCGGTCGTTACTAAGAGATCGGTCGCGGGCACTATGAACCATCTTCTTGAGGCCCCGGCTGAACAGGGCGAAGCCCCTTCGATTGACGTGTATCTTCAGGGCGTATTCGGCGAGAAGATAGCCATAGCGGAGATGGAGAATCCGGCGCTCGGAAGCGGGCAGGACAAGATCGAGGTGGATGAGGTGGACGAAGACCTCGTTCCTGGCATGACGATACTGCTCAGGGTGGAGCTCGCAAGCACTGCGGTCGTAGACTGGCTGGCCGTGGTAATGGCAATAGACCTCGGCGCCATGACGGACCCGGACACGCTCACTATTTATCCCCCTCTTCCGGCTGGCGCGGATATCGCGAGCGGCTTTACCGCCATCACGGCAAGCACCCACTACAAGATGAATACTGCCTCCGTAACCAGCGTGGAACTGCCGCTCCTGGCGTTCTCTCGCCTCTACGAAGACATAGACGAATACTGGACCTGGTACAACTGCAAGGTGAATCAGCTCACGATGGATATGACGCCCGGGCAGATTCTAAACCTCGCTTTCAGCATTCTGGGCGCTGGAGAGCTGGTAGCAGACTCGCAGACCGGAACGGTTTCAATCCCGCCTCTGTCGAATCCTTTCCTGCCGCTCGGCATGAAACTCTGGATTGACGACGACGAGCCGGTATGGATTTCGAATATGAGCCTGAATTATGGTAATGCGCTCGAAGAGAAGCTGGCTCTCGAATCCGAGACGGGAATTATCGGCCATGCAGAAGGCACGAAGGATATAACCCTCGGTGTCAACTTCGAGTATGAGGACAGGGGGTATCTGGACAAGGCGAGAAACGCCACGTCGATGAAGACCTTCTTCTACGGCAAGAGGAATGTCGGAACACTCGTAGCGCCGGTCTACAGCTACTTCGCATGCTTCGGCGGGAACATGGTCCCGACGACGATAGACACGCCGGTATCCGCAAGGCTTATGAAGTATCAGCTCACGCTTTCGGCATACCGCTGGCTCACCGGCAGCGATGCGTTCTTTATGAGCTTTGTGGGCGGAAATCCACCTGAATAAAAGGAGAAACGAACCATGAGAAAGAGAGACATATTCAGCCTGCTCGTAGCCTGCCATGAGGTCACGTATGACAAGGACGGTAAGAGGCACGTCTATATCGACGAGGAGAAGTCTGTCAAGAACCTGAACGACCTGAAGAAGGCTATAAACACCCTCCCAAAGGATGTTCAGGAGGAGTTTCGGCTCACCCAGGCGCGGGTACGGATGTTCAAGCAGTCGTATCACGTGAAATACTCGCACCTGCGCGTAAAGGCGCATTCGATATACGACCCTGCGCAGTTCAAAATAAGGCGCAAGGATAAGCCGATAGAGGTTGTAACAACCGGAAATAAAGAAGCTTCTGAGGAGAAGCAAGGAGAGTAACACATGAAGTGGTTAAGCATAGATAGTTTTCAGGTCTCAGAAGATACGCCGGTAAGGACGCTCAGGGGCAGGACCAAGGCTGAAACCAAGGCCGCAAGGTTCATGTTAGAGAAGGCCCTGTCCGATAGAAGGCGCGATGTGCAGAAAGTCGCCGACCGCCGGATAGAAGAGACGAAGCAGGAGGTCGAAGCAGGTTCGATCTCCGAGGACGAAGGGAAGGATTATATCGACTCTATCCAGAAAGGCGTTCGAGCGAACGTCAAGCTCTTAACCAGCTACCTTGAGCTTGGGCTGACTATTGCGAATGCCCCCCGTGCCGCGGCATCTCTATCACTGGACGAGCAGGACGAGTTCTCGTTCCAGCTAATACGTCAGTTGATTCCCGACTTCAGCAGGGAGAAGGAATACGAGATGCTCACCGAGGGTGAGGGGCTGGATATCCAGAACAAGATTAACAAGTTCACGAATATGACTCAGGAAGAGCGGGCAGGCCTCGGTTTTTTGTCAGATTCTCCCGCTCCGAATTCCGGAAATGGTCTTGCCAAGAATGCCGGGAGCTCAAGCTCGACTCCGAAAGAAACTGCAACGGAGTAATTGAAAATCCGGACTTCCGAGTTCGTCTCGGCGGGCAGGAATACAACTACTGTCCGATGCGGAAGTATGGAGAGGTGATACGAGACCCCTTCGCGGAGCGCGCCTGGAGTTTTTATAACTGGCTTCAAGGTGGGCTACTTCATGTAACCATTTCCGAATTTGAAAATATGGATCAGAAGCTTTTCGACGGCTTCAACGTTCTTTCCTCGGAATCCTCGCGCATTCAGGAAGAGGAAAAAGAGATGATGGATTCGGGGAGGCGCGATTTAACAGGCGAGCACGGCAGGGTCAGAAATTAGTCACGATACGCGCGCATGCAGGCGGAGAAGTAAATGTCGTATTTGAGTTCGTTGCAAGGAACAGCTTTATCGCAATACCCGGCCTCACAGGCCTTCTCTTTGCAAGCGGCTTCAGCTTTTTCGATTGTGATATACGAGCCAGACCGCTTTTGCATCTTCGCTCCTTCTTTGAAACCGGCATTGAGAATGTCCATGCCTGATTCAGCGCGCACGAAAACAGGAACTAAAAGTGAAGCAAAAAGCGTTAGAAGAAATATTCGTTTCATAGAGTTCACCTGGCAGATCGAAAAACTTGCATGCAAGTTGAAAAAAATATGTCGAATCGGAGTTCATTGCAGCGATTTTCCTTCTCACAGTATCCAGAGGCGCATGCTTGTTGCTTGCACTCCGTTTCTGCTTGTTCTAAAGAGAGAGGTGGAAATGGTTTTGATGAGAGTTCGTAACCAACTTTGAAAGCATCGTCGTATATTTCCATTCCCGTTTTGGGAGAGGCTTCGAAAGGGAGAAATAGGCAGGAGATGATAAGAACAAACACGACAAGCGACAATCTCATAATTTGAAATTTAATAACTAATCCCGGAGAAGTCAAGAAAATGGCTGAAGATATAAAAATCCGAATTGCCGCCGAGACCGAGGAAGCCAAGCGAAAACTGAAGGAGCTTCAGGACTCCTTTAGGGCCATAGACCAGCATGTCAAAATGGCAGGCTCCGGAGCTGGATCGCTCGGCGCCAGTCTAAGAGCGCTTGCGCCGGCCGCCGGAGTTGCCGCCCTGGGCATCGCGGCCATCGTCACAGCCGCCGCAGCTACAGCCGTAGGTCTTTTTAACCTTACAAAAGGCGTGGCGACGACAGGCGACGAACTTGCCAAGACCGCCCAGAAGCAGGGCATAGCCATAGACACCCTGAGCGAGCTGAAATTCGCCGCCGACCTTGCGAATGTCTCCTTCGACAGCCTTACCCTTGGATTTAAAAACCTGAACGTAGGTATATCCGACGCTATAGCTGGAAAAGCGGGAGAAGCTCCTGATACCCTCCGCGAGATAGAGGTTGAGCTTACTAACATCGACGGCTCGGCGCGGAGTACGAGCGACATACTACTCGACCTTGCCGATGTCTTCGCTGTTATGGAGGACGGCGCTGATAAGACCGCTCTTGCGGCTTCCATATTTGGAAAGCGCTCCGGCCCGGAACTAATTCCACTTCTCAATGAAGGACGCCGCGGGATAAAGGCCTATCAGGACGAAGCCCGGAGGCTCGGCGTAGTCTTCGATAAGGACCTGGGCGATTCCTCCGAAAGGTTCATGGACTCGCAGACGAGGGTTAAGTACGCGCTCGACGGCGTGAAAATGACCATCGCCCGAGAGCTGATGCCCGTTTTTGCAGACATTAATAACAGCACAGCCGAGTGGATTGGAAAGAACCGCGAGCTGCTCTCACAGGATATTAAGGGTTTCCTCGAAGGGATGATCAACTTCGGAACGGCGGCATGGAAGACCCTACAGCCGCTGGCTGAAGCCGTATGGTCGATAGCGAGCGGCCTGGCGCGAGGCGTGGCTGTTATAGCCTCTATCCCCGAAGGGCACTTCGATTTCATATTCGAGGCGGCCCTGCAGAATAGTCAGAATCTCAACGAGTCAACCAAGAACTACAATGAAGCCGTGCAGCAGGTCAATGAAGCCGGAGGCGTCGTAGATCAGATTGCGGGCAGCATATTCGGCGCATCCGAGAAATAACGGAAGGCTCTTGAGGCGAGCTTTGCGGGAGTCAAGCAGCAGGACCGGGAGATTATTCAGTCGATAGAGAGTCGGAAGGAGGCTGAAGAGGCCGCCTCCGAGACCCAGAAGATTTTAACCAATGTAGTAGACCTTTATGTTGAATCCCTCGGTGCTGTACCCGGAGCCATCGAAGCGGCATACAAACCCCTTACCGAGGAAGAGCGGCAGCTAAAAGAGAATATAGAGGCCAGAGAGAAGCACCTGAAAACCCTCGGCCTCGAAGGCGAGGCGCGTATTCAGGCCGAAGCCCAGATGCTGCGTGAGCAGGGCATTCGTGAAGAGGAGATACAGCGTTTTGTAGAAGTAGAGCGCCGGATTGAGGCTCGCACGAAAGCTACGAAGGCCGGCACCGCGGCAGAGAAGGAATCGGAGAAGACCGCAAAAGAGCTACAGAAGACGCGGGAGGATACAGCGAAGTCCCTCAACGAGGAGATTGCATCCCTTGAGGCTCAGATTGTTCTCTTCGACGCTTCGGCTGAACAGATTATAGAATACGAGGCGGAGACCCTAAAGGCCAAAGTCGCAACCGATGCCCTGACAGACGCCTTCGATCCTCAAATAGATAAGATCGCAGAACTCAAGAAGGAACTCGAAGACCTGAACCTGGAAGAGAAGCTCGGCGGGGATTTGGCTGCTCTTCTGGCATCCCAGCTCACCGAAGCCGAGCAGCTTTATCTGGAATTCAGCCAGAGCGTAAACACTATCTACCTAAACAAACTCTCTCCGGAACGAACGCAAGAGTTAATTGCCAAACAAAAAGCGATACTCGACAAAGGTATCGCCGAACTAAACAAGGCGACTATTGAGCAGGAGCGCCAGGCCTACATCGAGCGCCTTAAAAATTCGGACTCCTTCTTCGATCAACTCAAGGTCGGCTATCTCGAATTCGCAGACTCGGTCGAGAATAACGGCGAGCTCGTATCCCAGTTCTTCGCGAATACGCTCACGGAGATGGCCCAAAACTTCTCCGACTTCTTCTATAACGCCGTGACCGGGAAGTTCGAGGACCTTGTCGACGTCGCAAAGAGCGCCTTCGATGCGATCCTGCGCTCGTTCCTCGATATGGTCTCCGCTATAGCTACGAGGCAGATAGTGATCTCCATCGCCGGGGCATTCGGCGTGGATACGAAGGGAGCGAAAGCGACCGACGCGCTCGGCTTAGGCAAGGATGCTCTCGGCATGGCGGGGGGCGCTTTCGGGCTCGGAGGCGGGGCCGCGGCCCTCGGCGGTACTGCTGGCGCGGTTGCAGGCGGCGGTATGCCCCTTATAGGCATGGGGGCTTCACCGCTCGTGGCGGGGCAAATAGCGACTAACGCGGGCGGTGGCATCCTTGCAACTATAGGCGCGGCGGCTCCTTATGTGGGAGCAGTTCTTGCAGCTGCGGCGCTGGCCTATACGTTCCTCGGACCCCTTCTCGAAAAGACTCCACGCATAGATATAGACTTCGACTCCATACAAACCGAGATGGGTCGCCGGGCCGCCGTCGTCGAGGAATTTCTCGATGACGACTTCTTCATGGACAATATCGGGCAGGTCAGCGTCAAACGCAAGGCCGGCCTCGGGCTCGGGGGCGACGAGAAAATACTCGAGCTCATTCAGGACCGCATAGAAGAGACGATTGAAGGGTTACAGGATATTATCAGCCGCCTCCCTTCCGATATGTACGAAATCCTGAACGAGACGCTTCTTAACGCCGATATAGATATAGAGACCGTAATCGGAGAAGAGCGCCTTCTGGAGTTCGACGCCAAGGGGAAGAAGATTGCCGAGAAGTTCCAGGCGTTCATCGAGGGGGAGCTCCCCGCGAAGTTCTTCGCATCAATAAGGGAATCGTTCTTCGATCCGGCATTCCAGGCTCTGGGCGTATCAGGTGAAGCTACGCAGGGCTTGATTGACCAGTTCCTCGCCGATATGGAGGCCGCGGGGAGCAGGGAGGAAAGGGCAGTCATAGGGCAGGAGTTCCTAAACACGTTCTCAGCCTTCGTGGACGCCTTTAATATCGTCGAGGGGAATTTCGGAGATGCGATAGGGCAGGCCCTCAACAGCGTAGAGGCGCTTTCTAAAGAGCTTGGATTCAATGCCGTGCCGTCTCTCGATGAAATGACCGTATCCCTCCGGGAAATGATAAAGAACGCGGAGATAGACCCGGAAGTCCTCGCCAACTTCGTCGAGCTCAGAAACCAGCTGCTTCAAGTGAAATCCGCCCTGGCTGACTCAATCTCCGGCCTCGTGGATTTCATAGATCAGTTAAATGCAAAGGTAGTCGGGCTCGGCGGGGCGGCTGTAGATGTAGGATACGCCCTAGACGAAGCCATAGCCTCCATCATGCAAACCCTTCAGCAGGAGGACTTGTCCCTTGAAGAGAGAGAGGCGCTATTAAGGCAGCTCGACGGGCTTGTGGACCAGTGGGTCGACGGGCAGACGGCAAGCCAGCAGGCGGTATGGCAAGAGCAGCAGGCCGCAGCGCAAGAGGCGGCAAAGGCTATCGCCGATGCTCAGAGAGAGGCAATCCAGGGCCAGGTATCGGCGCTGGAGCGCGAGAAGGAGATGATCGCCGAGGTCGGCAGGGAAAGGCTCGATGCGCTAAACGAAGAGCTCCAAGCAGCGCAGAACCTCTTCTCCATTGCCGAGAACATAGGCAAGAACATTCAGGACCTCCTCCTCGGCCCCGGAGGCATAGAATCCCCCTTCCAGAGGCTACAGAGGGCTCAGGGCGAGCTCGATTCGCTCCAAGCAAGGTTCGCAGGCTCTACCGGCGATGAAAGGGCAGGGCTCGCGACAGAGATTCAGGAGCTACTTAACACCGTGCTCTCCATAGGCGGGGAGACGTTCGAGAATACGTCCCCCGAGTTCAGGGATACGTTCAGGCAGGTTATTAACGAGCTCGGCTCCCTCAAGGACCAGGTCGAGCCCACGAAATCGATAGAACAGATCAATCAGGAGATAGCAGACCTTACCAAGGTTAATGAAGCGAACCTGAGATCGATAGACGACCGGCTCGAAACACTACGCTCCCAGGCTCAGTCGATCGGGCAGGAGACAGCCGCAGCAAGTCAGCAGGCGTTCCAGCTAGACGAGGCGACTGTGGCAGAAGCAAGGGAATATTACGAGTATATCCAGCAAGAGGCCCAGACAGCGCTCGACGCCCGGCTTGCCCAGCTTGCCGAGCTGGGTATAGAGACGAACGGGGCGCTCTCTGCCGGAGAAGCGATAGCCGCGGAGCAGCTCGTTACCCTGAGAGACATACATACCGCGTTACTAAGCAGCATCGAAGGCGACGGGCAGACAAATTTAACGAACATGGTCAATCCGTCGACGGGAGCGGTCGAGACAGCCACCGGGCCGATAAACTTCAACCCCTTCTCGCCGTTCAGTGTCATCCCGGCCGCTACGGGCTTCGAGGGGATAGTGAACAAGGCGCAGATGTTCCTTGCCGGAGAGGCGGGCCCGGAGCACGTCAGCATCACTCCGATTGCGGATATGGCGAAAGGCGTCCCGACCTACATAAGCGACATGGTAGACAGGCTCGGGGGGCATATAGGCCAGCTTGCCGACAGGGCGATGGCCCCAGCACCGATAATGAATCTCTCGCTGAACCTTCAGGGGGCGACGTTCGGCTCGCCCGAAACTGTGAGGGAGTTCGAGAAGACTCTGAACAGATTTGAAGAGAAGATAAAGCGCGAAGTAATGAAGGATATGGTTCAGAACCCTGCCACGAAACGGTATCTCAAGGGGAGGGTCGGATAATGCCTGATACGTGGATAAGGGTATGCCGGGACTTCATCGATTACGACATTGAGGACTTCGATTCTGAAGATTCCGCATGGCCTTGGGAGGATATGAAAAAATACGACTATCAATTCCGTGGCGGGAAGGCGACCGGGTCCGCGGCGGAGGTCATTGTCCTCGACCTCGGAGAGGCGAAGGAACTGAACCTCTTCGCGCTCTATAACGTGAACTTCGCCTCCTATGCGATCCTTGGGAACACGACGCCGGATATGACGACGCCCGCTTACGATTCGGGCGCGATTACGGTCAATCAGAATAAGGCCACAGAGCGTTACGTCTCCGTTGTGAACCCGCAGGATTACGCAGCCTTCGATTACAGGTACGTCGCGCTTGAGATTCCCTCCGGGACGCCCCTCGACGGAAGCTCCCAGCACTTCGTTGGAAATCTCGCAGTCTCGGAAGACGCAGAATCATTAATCGGAAATACATCGCCGGGGCTTCAGTTCAGAACCCCGAGGCCGAGGCAGGATGTGCAAATGCTTTCGGGCGCTCCGAGGTCGATCAACAGAGGTCCGAGACTCGCCGAGCTTGTATTCACACGGCAGGTGTTGAGAACGTCGGAATATTGGGAGCAGGTCTGCAAATATTTCCTGACGCTGGATACGGACAATGTGCTTCTGTTTGAATTCAACGGCCTGTTGCTGGAGGGGGGAGGTTCGAACGAGGAGTATGCGTTCTTTGTTAAAGGGACGAGCGACCCGATGTACACCCTCCAAAACCGGGGGGTCGCAGACCTCTCCGGGATCGCACTTAAGGAGGTTGGGTAGATGACCGAATCCGACTTCCATATAAAGCCCGAGGAGTTCGAGCGCGGCTACTGCCAGCACTGCGGGGAGACGGAGAACATACAAATAGAAACTTGCCATCTGCGTTGCCTTGCGTGCGGTAACGTCTCGGGTGGCTGCGGAGACTGAGAAATAATGGGATACGAGTTAGAACTAGACGACTGGAAGAAGGAATCGCGTGAGCGCGTCGAAGAAGCGCTCCAGAAAGGGAACAGGCTTCATCCTTCGTTCTCCGGCATGCAGACACAAGAAAACCTGGCCGCCCTTGAGCGGGTGCGGGAGGCGTTGCAGGAGGCTTCTCATGGCCGAGCGGAAAAGGATTATAAGTAGCTGTCATTACGTCAATTCTTTGTAGCATTTTCATTCTCATTTTTCGATTCGCGAATAGCGAATGGAGGTCATAATGCAAAGCGCAAAATTTCCAAAGTTTCGCGAGAAGGTAGCCCAGGGGCAAATCAACCTTCTCACCGACACTATTAAAATCGCAATCATAGACATAAACGCCTGGACCTTGCTCGCAATATCCGGGGCAACGAACGCCGGACCCATCGTCATTACGACCGGCTCGGCGCATGGCCTTGTCACTGGCGACGAGGTCTTTATCTGGGGTGTGGCCGGCAACACGGCCGCGAACGGGTATTGGAAGGTCACGGTGCTTACGACGACGACCTTCTCCCTCGATGGCTCGACCGGGAACGGCGCATATAGCGCGGGGATGGACTTCGTTATCAAACTGAATTCGTTCGAATTCCTCGGGGATATAGACGCCGGGGCGAGGGTCGCTCTGTCGGGAGCGCTCACCGGGAAGGCTATTACGAGAGGATATTTCACCTCAGCAACGCCTCTCTGGAGCCTTCCGAACGGCAATACTGTAGAGCTCGTTGTCTGGTTCAAGGACACCGGCAATGTCGCTACGAGCCCACTCTGCGCCGTCGGCGCAATTATCTCGGTCACCCCGATAGACCCGGACGGCTCCGCAAATCTTGTGATGAATGTATCGAACTTCCATTTCAGGGTGTAGGAGAATTTAGTTGGCCTTTCCACAGGTCTTATCCCTAACAGAATCCACTTTC